TGGAATGCTTGCATGTCTCCATATCTGGATGCCCTATATAAGCACCCAAGAAAGAGTATTCGTTTTTAGAAAGAGTGTCAGGAAGGTATAATGGCAGCTCCAAACGTCTTTGCAGATGCAAACCTTATAGAAGGCGTTGCATACCGAAAGCTAACTATGGTAACCGAAGCCTTGGATAGCGGGGCGAATGTGAATTTTGTATCCCCTGAGAGTGGTAAGACACCCCTACATATTATCACCTCGATGGGACGACCCGCCGATAACGCAAAATTAGTCCCGATCGTCACACTTCTACTAAGTCGTGGGGCAAATCTAAATGTTCAGAATCGTGATGGAGTAACCCCGCTGATGTTCGCAACATTATCCGAAAATGCCGAGATAATGAAACTTCTTTTAGATGCAGGGTCGGACGTGACGATAAAGTCCCCTAGTGGAAAGACAGCGTTAGATATGGCTCGCGAAATTCGGTTTGCAGACGGAGTGAGGCTTCTTGAAGAGCGACAGGGATCGGCAGCGACGGCATCTCCCCTTGCCGCTGTAGCAGAAGCTGTCCAGTCAGCTGTAGCAACGGCAGTAGCCTCGGCGCCAGCACCAGCACGGGTATCCAATTCCGAACAGGATCACGCATTGCAAGCGGCTGTTGCAGCTGACGATGATGAGGCTGCTCAAGCTGCTATTCTAGCAGGTGCAAATCCCAACCTGATGATTAATGGAGATCAGGAAACAATGCTTATCCATTATGCGGCCACAGAGAATCGTCCGATGGTAGAATTTCTTCTAGATCACGGAGCCGATGTGAATGGACGAGCGGGACCTGCAGCCGATGAACCTGGTTGGACTGCACTGAATTATACGAGGTATCTTGATATTGGAGAGTATATTGAAGAACGCGGTGGGATGACGGCGAGATTGCTGGATGGGGAACCTGCAGCGGCACCAACCACCGCCGAGTTATTCACTGCTATACGACTCGGGCGTACAGGTGATGTCGCAGATCTTATCCGACGAGGTGTGAATGTGAATGCTCCCGAAGAGGATACAGATCGTACGACCCCTATACAGGCAGCGGCGGCGTTAGATAACCGGTTTGACGTTTTGCAGGTACTTGTCGAAGCGGGAGCCGATCCCGCGGCAACGGATGCACACGGAGTGAATGCACTAGAGGAAACTACTCGAGGAAGTGCGTATAATAACCGCCGGTTTCTGACGGAGCGTTTCCCTGCATTGGGACCAAAGGCGATAGACATCCCCGAGGTCAAGGTGAAATTTGCCGACCAGCAGGTCTATGATTTTGAAGAGAATGAGGAAGTATCCATACTGAGCATCCTGTCCAAGATGGGAAACATCGTCTTCAAAGCCAAGAATTCGTATTTTACCATCCCCATAGACACGATTCGGGATGCGATCGCAGATGGATCGCAGGTTCGGCACAAGTGTAGTAAGGAGCTCGTGGGTGCCCCGTACGCGAAGGATGTGGATATGAAAAATCCATACTATTACGTGCAGGGAAATGGGAACTTCATGGTTCCTCTGGCATCTCTGGGAGCTGCAATGAAAAAGTACAAGATTCTGGAGTTAGTCGAGACAGACGAAGTTCTAGAGAACGTAGCCTCGGCTCTCATTGTTCAGAGTTCGCCAGGTCGGAACATGTATGGCGATCCAGTCAATATCGTGAGCGCAGATCATTGCCAGGGAGGAACCCGGCAGAAAGTGTTTAACGTCAAGGGAGTTCTCCTGACAACCAAGAAAGAAGAGGAAGGCGCAGGTCGTCGTCTAACGAAGAAACGTTCCTCGCGTCGCGGCGGGCGAACTGTAAAGCAGAAACGGGGCACCTACAAACGCCACGGCCGCCACTAGAGCTAGAATATCCACGCCACGCACAATCTTCTTCCACTTGAGAGGAAGCGCCTTGTACTTCTCGCCATACTCGGCGGGCTTGAACGGAGCACTTATCCAGCCTAGAAAGGTTGGCTGAAGGCGATCGTTGGCGTCGTAAAGGACGTCATACCATGCGAGCAAGATATAGCCGCAAAAGGCGAGAAGGATTGTGATTCCCCGTTTCCATGCGATGTCAGAGGGGCTGACAAGAGGCGCCCAAGGGGGTAGCCAGTAGATGGTAATCAAAAGTCCAGAGAAGACCAAGCATTTCACATTCAACGCAAGTGGGGTGCCGAACAAACCTCCTCCCATTATTTCTATAGGCATAGTATAATGTCCTCCTCGTACTTTGGAACAAACAAGAGCCTGGGTAATGTCAAGACTGCCGATTCTAGCGAACTCCTGAAGGCGATCAAGCTTCAGACGATCTTCAATGCCAACCAGTCGAACCCCAAGTCGTCTGTCCGTACGGCGGGACATACCAACCCCCCGGAGCAGATTGCGCAGTACAACGCTGTGGCGCAGCAGCTGAACTATGGCGTGCGGCATACGCAGCTTCCGCAGTGAAAACAAGTAGAACTAAAACAATAAGAATGAGTCTGAGCGAACTCAAGACACAGGTAGAAGTCCAAGCAAAAGCGCTTCCACCTGCTTCTCTCGAAACCCTTGAATCTATGAGGAAAGACCAATGTACGTCGAAAGAGTTTCATCTCCAGACATTTCAGCTCTTGATTCGCCGTATCCTGAGTCCCGATAGCCCGAAACGCAATATGCTGCTCTTCCACGGAACGGGAGTGGGCAAGACTTGTACTGCTATCCAGGTAGCCGAAGAGTACATCTTGCGCCCCGAGTTCCAGGATAAGAAAGTCTTGGTTCTTTCCAGTGCTTCGGTGCAGAACAATTTCCGGACACAGATCTTTGATGTGCATCGGGTGAAGGAAGAGCACGGAGTCCTGCGGTCTCAGCAATGCACGGGTCGGCGCTACCTAGACATGCTAGATCGGGCACAGAGCGAGAACCTGCGATGGGAAGATCCGGAGAGTCGAGACAAGCTGGCAGCGATCGTGGATCGCATGATTGACGAGTTCTACGATTTTGGAGGGTATGTCAGTTTTGCCAACAAGCTGGACAATATGCGCCAGAACAAGAACAAGAAGGAGCTGGAGGCGTGGATCCACGAGACATTTGATGGTCGTATGCTGATTGTGGATGAAGCCCATAACGTTCGCGAATCTCCGACAGTGAGCGCAGACAAGGTGGATAAGAAGATTCCTGAAGCTCTGAAAGAGGTCGTCAAAGTTGCCAACGGAATGACACTGGTGCTCCTGACAGCGACGCCGATGTACGATACGTACGAGGAGATCGTGTTCCTATTCAACCTGTTTCTGTGGAACGATAAGCGCCAGTCTCCCGATGAGCAACTGACACCTGAAGACTTTTTCAAGGATGATGGGTTCAAATCTCCAGAGGCCGAAGCGCAGTTCCGGGGGTATGCCCACGAGTACGTGAGCTTCATTCGAGGAGAGAATCCTTTTACCTTCCCGTTCCGTCTGCCCCCACCGCCGTCTATGATAGCGCCGCGCGATCGTACCAAGGACAATCGGGGGAAAGACTTTGAGACACCGCCTCTGAAGTATCTAGATCTGGTAGCGTCGTACCTAGAATCCCCGCAGCGTGAATCGGTGGAAGAGATTCGTAAGAGTATCCAAGAATCCATGTTTCCCTGCATTGTAGCTTCGCCTGATGGACGACCGGTAAGCAAGTGCTTTGATGCGGCGCAGGACACATCGCAGGCGACGCTGCGGTACCGCGCTGATGTCATTCCCTTCCTGAGCATCTCGAATGTCAAGAGGCATGCGACCAAGTTCGCAACAATCCTGGACTGCATCAAGACCACCCAGGGGATCGTGTTCGTGTATTCAAACTATATTCAGACTGGAACGGTACCGTTTGCCATGTGTCTAGAGGAGCACGGATACAAGCCTGCTATGGGTCATCCAGTTCTGGAGAATCCGTCGGGGGAGTTCAAGGGGACATCGCCGGGAAAGTACGCGATGCTGACGTCGGACATGTCGGATACGCAGATTGAACAGTTGGTGAGCACTCTGCGGTCACCGGCCAATTCCAAGGGAGAACTCATCAAGGTGATTGTGGGCTCGCCGCTGATTTCGGAGGGTCTAGACTTCAAGAATATTCGGCAGGTGCATATCATGGATCCGTGGTACAACATGAGCCGCATTGAGCAGGTGATCGGTCGTGGCCTGCGTACATGCTCACACTCTTCCCTCGGGTTCAAGGAGCAGAATTGTACGGTGTATCTCCACGTCACGCGCTACGCTGATTCGCCGAAAGAGACGTACGATGAGACAGTGTATCGCACGTATGTGGAATCCAAGGCGAAGACCATTGCGTTTGTACGGCGGGTGCTGATGGAGTCAGCGATTGATTGTACGGTTCAGGCGGGAACTAACCAGCTTCCCGTCCTATGGAAAAATCTGGTAGTGACGCAGACAAGGGCCCAGGACAATAAGCCAGTGAAGCTGCCGCTGTACAAGATGTCGGCTCCTACGTTTGACGATACTCTGGGGTATGCATGTACCGAGTTTCCTGAAGAGGCGGATCCGTCGTATGTCCGCCCACTCAGTTCGTACCTGGATGTGCGTGACGTCATTTTTGACAAGATGATTGATCTGTTCAAGAACAAACCGGTCTGGAAACAGGCGGATCTCATACAGGAGTTCCGGTATGATTCGTCGGTGGTGTCATATATCCTCGATGATGCAGTGCAAGAGCATCTGCGACTGCGAGATGCGAGTGGGCGCATAGGTATCCTGGAGCGGCGTGGAAAGCTCTATGCATTCTCACCCGACGAGGCATCGGATGCGACAATGGTCGAGCGCAGCGTTCCCGCAGATGTCCCTACAAGGACAGAGGTCCCTCTCCCTGCAGAAGAAGAGCCAGCGCCCGCACCTGAACCAGACGCCGACGCACCTCCTCCGGCGCCCACGGATCTCCCCGAGTACTCATTTGGAGTGCCCACCGAAGGTATTTCCGACGAGATCAAGGAATGGTTCGTGGTGGATCAGGTGATGAAGCCCGAGGACAAGATCAAGTACATCTTAGCACACCCCGATAAGCCGTATGCCAAGGGTCTCATGGTGGAAGATCTGGGCATGATGGTCCTGGGAGAGGGAAAGCTGTACAACCGCGAGGGAGTGGAGGTGGATCCGGTAGGAGAGCAGTTGGACGCCTTCAATGTGTGGAAGTCCCGTCATAAGGAGGAGATTGTGCGTGAAGTGGTGGAAAACCAGAAGATTCGTTGTACCACCGATAATCAGAAGTTGAAGATCGCAGCCTTCGAGGTCGATGGAGATGGGCATGCCAAAGTGAGTAAGCGGGCGAAGACGATTCTTCCAAAGGAATGTTCGTTCTTCCTGGAGCCGTCGCTGATTGCGCTGGTGAAGGATATTACGGGACATGATTTCCCAGCAGGGGTGAAGACGAAAGGACCGCGATGTGAGTACCTCAGTCTGGTATCGCGCATGCCGTCGGAGAAGACGGTCTGGATCCTTCCCGAAGTCTGGGCAGCAGTGAAAAATGACACAGATCTCAAGCAGAAGCTTAAGGCTTAAGGCTTAAGGAGAAACAAAGTAGTTAAAACAGATCGTCCATAGTAATAACATGAGCACAGGACAAATGTTCGAGCGACGAGAGATGAAACGTGTAATCTCTATTCCCTCACGATACCTGAGGCGTAATATCCAGACCTCTCTTCTGAGCCAGATCAAGGCAGAGGTGGAAGGGCGATGTGGAACGGAGGGGTATATCCAGCCCCGTTCCTCGGTCATTCTAGAGCACTCTGTAGGTAAGCTGAATATCCTGCATCCGGACACGCGGTATCTCGTACGATTTCAGGCAGACGTGTGTTACCCTCGCAAGGGACAGATCCTGACGGTTCCGGTAGTCTTCCGAAGCAAGATTGGTATTCATGCAGAGAGCAAGCCGCTACGTGTTCTCCTGCCTCGTGACCTGCACATCGGTGTCCCCGACTTTGAGGAGACGCAGCCGGGGGATAGCTTGGAGCTGGAGGTTCTTGGCGCCGAGTTCAAGCAGAATGATGAAGAAATCTTCGTCCTCGGTAAGCTAATTAAGCGCATTCCCGCGACGACGGATGAGCCTCCCGCCCCGAAGCTGGATGTGATTCCGGAGAGGGTCCTGGAGAGCACGCAGGAGTCCAGCGGTACTAAGACGGTCACCGTTGCACCAGTGGCGACCGAGGTACAGCCCGAGCAGAAGCAGCGTCGTCGTCGTAAGTTGGCGACGGTCCCTGAGAGTTTAGAGACATCGGGCATACTACAACTAAATGTCGGCACCGGACCCGGAGAAGCTCAAGTCGCTCCTGGAGTCCCTGAATCAAAATGAGCACGAGGAGATCTTCAAGATCGTCCGTAAATACACGCAGGAATACACGCGGTCAGACACCGGTGTGTTTGTCTCATCACACAACCTGCCCCCGGAGTGCCTGACGGAGATGGAGGCGTACGTGCATTTTTGCTTTGACCAGCGGAAGCATCTAGAGGCGGATAGTGCCCTGCGAACGTCCTATGAGAAACTTGCGAAAACGGGTAAAAGTGCCTGATTTTGATCTAAGAAAGTAACAATGGAACGGGCGTTGGAAAGTACACATCACGTGGAGTCTGTACACGACTTCATACTCCACGCGAACACTGACCCATCTGCAGAATTTGAAGTCAAAGTCCTCGCTGGACGTATCCAGACTCGCGATGTCGCAGAGCGTATCAAAGCTGCAATTGCCGACTACCCCTCTACCGAAGAACACCGACTGACCTACTCGTTCAAGGACGGACAGCGCGTCCATGTCGTGGGCGCAGCCAATATCCACACCGTCTGCACATCCAAGTCGTTCGAGAACATCCCACTGGACGTTGAGCGCAAGAACCCTTACTTCTCTGCATCATCGGACAAGAAGGATGTCGTGGATGCCCCCGAAGTGTTCTGCCGCTTCACCCTGAAGTCGGAGAAGCATGTGAAGAAGGATTACAACGGCAACGTAGATGACCCGAAGGCGATGATTCGTATCCTCCACCGCCAGTCGTACGCGGTCCCTGGCAACGAGTTCCGCATCGACTTCTCGATGGTCAAGACGCGTAACAGCCCGAAGGAGGGACTGCGCGACGTCCTCAAGAACACTCCGCATTACGAGCTGGAGCTGGAATACACGCCACGGAAGGAGCCGCGGAGCCCGCCGGAGGTGGCGCGGACGCTGTACCGTATTCTGGAGACGCTGGTGGGAGCGTACCAGGAGACCAAGCACATTCTGCCCCTCTCCGATCTGCAGCGGTATGCCGAGGAGTTCAAGCTGTCGGGCAATCTGTTCTACAACCCGGTGACGCTGGACCGTCCGCACGTGGTCGCTGACCGCCCTGGCAATATCCTCAAGGGTTACACGGTAACCAACAAGGCAGACGGACAGCGGTGTGGGCTGTTTGTGACGCGCGACCGCAGGATGGTGCGCGTGAATCCCAGTGGGCAGGTAGTCTTCACTGGGATGGTGGCGACCGATGATACACATATCAATGATTTCCTGGATGGCGAATACCTGCCCAAGAAGAACCTGTTCTGCGTGTTTGACATCTACCGCTACAAGAACCGCGACGTCAAGTCCCTGCCGCTCTTTACGACGGACGAGGATATTGTCAAAAACCCTGCATCGTCTCGTCTGGGGTGTGCGCGGCAGTTTGTGAAGGATCTGGGAACAGCGTTCATTGCGCAGTCAGAGGATGTGATGCGGATGGAGACGAAGTTGTTCTTGGCCGGCGATGGAGCGGCGATGGAAGAGTCGATTCGCACGATCTTGGACACGACGTTCGAGTACGAGACGGACGGACTGATCTTTACGCCGCGAGCGAGTGCAGTGGCGCCGCACGCGGATACCAAGGGCAAGACGTGGCGGCGAGTGTATAAGTGGAAGCCCCCGCACCAGAACACGATTGACTTCCTACTCAAGCTGGAGATGGAGCCGACGTATGATACGCTGCGCAAAAAGATGGCAAAGAAGGGAAGCCTGTATGTGGGTCGCACGCCGGGGGAGGATATTGTGAATCCGTGCGAGACGCTCACGGGGGAATATGTGGCACCGAAGCTGCCGTCGGATCTCCAGCATCTGGGTCGGTCGTCTAGCCGTGTGCCCTCGGTGTTCCAGCCGGTAGCTCCTCGCGACCCGGATGCTTACCAGATTGTAGTCCCGGTGAATGCGCGAGGTGTCCCGTACGACCTGGAAGAGAACAAGATTGAAGACAATACGATCGTGGAATGCTCGTATGACACGGATACGCGGCGGTGGAGTGTCATGCGCACGCGCTACGACAAGACCTACCGCTACCGGGTCCTCAACATGCCCGAGTTCGGCAACGATATTCACGTAGCAGACTCGATCTGGACGTCGATCCATGTCCCGATCACAGAAGAGATGCTGCGAAGCCTTTGGTCAGCGCCCCCCGACGATACGTTTGAGGACGATGCCTACTACCGCGACGATGTAGATTCGCGTGACCGGATTCTCAAGGACGTGTATGGCTTCCACAACCGAATCAAGGAGTCCCTGTACAATACCTACGTGATCCCGGGAAACACGCTGCTGGAGGTGGCAGTGGGTAGGGCGGGAGATCTGCACAAGTGGCGGAAGGCGAAGCCGTCGAAGGTGCTGGGTCTGGATATCTCGCAGGAGAATATCAGCATGCCGCGACAGGGAGCGTGCGTGCGCTATCTTCGCGAGAAGGCGCGGTCCTCTGAGTTCATGCCGAAGGTCTTGTTCGCACAGGCGGACATGACGAAGCCGTTCGAGGAGCAGGAGTCCAAGTATCTCAAGATCGTGTTTGGCGATGAGCACGCATCGACTCCGTATCTCGCAGAGTTCAAGGGAATGGGAGAGTGGGATGTCGCGAGCTGCCAGTTCGCACTGCATTATGCGTGCGAGAGCGCAGAGACGTTCAAGACGTTCGTGGGGAATCTGCGTCACTGTAAGTCGGTGTTCTTCGGGACGTACCTGGACGGCAAGGCGGTGTATTCGCTGCTGGCGGGCAAGGATCGTCATACGTTCCGAGTCCGGGGCAAGACGTTCGCGGAGATCACGAAGCGGTATGAGGATGCGGGAGAGTGGAAAGAAGAGTTCGGGCAGAAGGTGGAGGTGCTCTTGGAATCGATCGTGAAGCCTACACCAGAGTACCTGGTACCGTTCCAGGCGTGCTCGGAGATTCTTGGAGAGGCAGGGTTTGAGTTGGTGGAGACCAAGTCGTTCGGGGAGATTTACACCACGCAGAGTGCGGTGCGTCTGGAGCAGCCAGAGCAGGATTTCAGTTTCCTGTACCGCACGTTCGTGTTCAGGCGCACCGAGATGCCGCCAGAAGCTGAAGCCGAGGCCGAGGCGGAGGAAGAGGAAGAGGAGGAAGTGCCGTCGGTAGAATCGGTGACGGATACGGAGACAGATGTCAAAGTTCCCGAGATCCCGAAGGAGGAAGAGAAGCCTGCTGCTGACGAAGCTCCGAAGCCTAAGGCGGTGCGCCGGAAGAGGGTCGTAGCCCCAGCGGCAGTAGCGGAACCCCCGGCACCGAAGCAGGAGATTCTGTACTTCTTCTCCAAGGAGCCGGAGAACAAGGAGTTCTCCAACTTCTATGAGACGACATTCAAGCTGGATGGTGTAGAGTACAAGTCGGCTGAGCATGCGTTCGAGGCTATCAAAGCCAAGACGTTCGGGGACGACGAGATGTTCGGGAAGATCCTGAAAGCCAAGTCTGCGCAGTCGGCAAAATCGTTCGGCAACAAGGTTAAGAATTTCAAGGAAGAGACGTGGGCGGAGAAGCAGGATGAGGTGATGACGTCGGTTCTGCGTGCGAAATTCACCCAGAACCTGGAGCTGCGGAAGAAGCTTCTGGATACGGGGGACAAGCTGCTGGCCAACGCGGATCCTCGCGACAAGTACTGGGGTATTTCGACATCAGCCTCTACGGAGGTTGCCAAGACGCCGACGAAGTGGAAGGGTGACAACAAGCTGGGCAAGATCTTGGAGGCGCTGCGCACAGAACTGCGTGCGGAGAAAGTCGAGCCGAAGCCCTAAAACGGATTTATTCCAGGTCTTTTTAGATGATGGAGTAACCTTGAACATCATGGAAAAGTATATTTACACTCAGCATATTCCTACCAAGAATCCTCTGAACACATCCATGCATCATGCAATTATTCTACGCGGAAACAAGGTATTGGCCTCCGCGTTCAATAAGGTTGGGTCCCGCTCACGGGGCTGCGGATACTGGGAAAAGACCATTCACGCAGAGGTGAATGTCGTCAAGAGTTTGGGCGATCTAAACCTTCTTAGGGGAGCGACACTCATTGTGGTCAGGCACGGACCGGACGGAACTCTTAGGTGTTCTAAGCCATGTGAGAACTGCCGGAACTTCCTGCAAAAGTGTATGGACGAATACGGGCTGCGCAAGGTTATTTATTCGTAGTGGTGCGCTTGTAGTACTCGGCATACGACTCGGTCACAGGGGGAGCGACGTTGCTGATGACCGGGGCGACCCATCGGTTAAACAGCTTTTTGCCTACCTCGGTCGAAGCATCCTCCTCCGTGATCTCGCCCTTCTCGATCATGCGCTTCTGGTTGAGCATGTAGAAGAAGGTGGAGTCCAGCTTGTCGTCGGCGTGCAGGGCAAAAATAGACGGGAAGTTGAAGTGGAGGATCTCGTTCTCGTGGATGAGTGCCCCCTTGTAGGCTTCAATATCCACGGACTTCAGGGCCTTGTGACGCTTCTTGCTGTCGTCCATGTTGCGTACCATCGACTGAATCTGAGTGGCGTCGTAACGAATATCATTCATTTGTAGGTTTGTATTTTTTACCTGTAAATAACAATGTCTAAACCAACGGTAGCTGCCGACGGATCGATTATCATGCCTAAAGTTGGAATTGCTCACCCAGATGTCCCGAAGGTGGAGGGCTCGTTCATCGAGGCGTCAGCCAAGGCTGTGGAGAACAATGTTGAGACTCAGACAGACGCAATGAAGGCGCTGGGTGGTCCCATCTCGGGAGGTCGGCGGAAGAAATACTGGGGTGGTGCTGCAGTAGAAGTCAAGAATGTCCCCAGCATGGTGAGCGCGGGAGGAACAGATGCCAAGGCGGGATTCGCAGAGCTCCTGCGCACGGCCAATAAGGCGGATGCCGATGCGGCGTATGATAAGCTGGGAGCTGCTCCGCCCAAGACAGTGGATCCCGATAAGATGGCAATGGCGAAGGGAGGACAGCGCCGCCGAAACAAAACGTCTAAGAAGGGTAATGGCCGGACTAAGCGTGCAGGCGTACGCAAACATCGGCGCTCTCGTCGCGGCTCTCGCCGGATTCGTCGTTCTCGCCGTTAGTTACGTGTTCTGGACGCAAAAATCCTACATTCGCAGTGACTACCTAGTGATCTTTGTAATCGTGAATTTCTGTATTTGGGTAGGAGCACTGGTCTTTTACTACTACAAGACCGATAAGGAAATCAATATTACAGCGTAGCGACATAGGCGGTCAGGTGCGGCTCCAAGAGTTTGACGAAGTCAGTGCAGTCTTCGTGAGATTTCAGAGCCGTCAAGTTAATCTTACCTGTGCGGAAGACACATGCCGTCCAGCGCTGGGGAAATACGACCTTGACACAGGGAGATACATCGGGCTCAAACTCGGCCTGGATACCCTTTTCTTGAAAGTACCGCTGTAGGGATGCCCTGGAAATCTTGATCTCGGGAGGAATGCAGGTGGAGTAATTCATCAGAAGGACGCGGCGCTCACGATGGACCCAACCGCCTTCACGAACACATTCGGGGTGCATCTGCTTCTGGATAGCAGAGAGGGCTGAAGTCTCATATAAGGGATCGAGAACACCCGTCATATGAAATACGCCGTTGTGGAAGATCTTCACGGTAATCTCTTTTGGGGTCAGCTTGCCATCGCCGTCGTTCCAGACGACGACGGTGACAGAGTTATGTCCAAACCCCGAAGCGGTAATCGGCTTAGGGTTGCGACGAGTGATCTTGTCGCGCTTGGACTCCCCGCGACGGAGTATCCCGCGCTTCTCAATCTTGATGATTCCGCCTTCCAGGGGCATCTTGCGGAGAATCTCGTCGGTGTTCAGCTTCATGTCGTAAGAGTGGAGAACAACGGTAGTGGAAAGCTTAGGCAGACGAAGCATCTTGGTTCTTAGTCTCACCCACAAATACGAGCTGATCCAGTCCGTTTTTCCAGGCATAGGGAAGGATCATTGGATTGCTGACAACCGCTGTAACTGCCAATTTACGGAATGCTCGGCGGGTGAGGACTTCGTCGGGGGCAGAGAGCATCAGGATAGGGTCGATATATCCAATATACACGTGTGCCTCGGAGTGGTGCTCATACACTGTCTGGAGCTCGGATGCAAGGGATGATGCCCTAGTCTTAGACAGGTCAATGAATCCTGGTGGCAGGGTCTGTCTAGCCCTGGCATCACATTCAATCAAGTTGAGTCCAGCAAAGACCTGCAGCATTATATACTCTACATCAATGGAGAGTAAATAGATAACGCGCCTGCTGGAGGTCGGCGAGAATCTCGTCGCGGATATTCAGGAGATCTGTATCAGTCCGCTTCAGCATCTTGGGAAGTTCATTGGTGAGCCACACGATCCCTCCAGCCAGGAGCTCGTGGGCACGCTTGTCCGTGATATCAAACATCTGCAGCTTGCCGGTCTTGGAGGTGAATTTAGGGCGACCATAGCGACCCATGTAGGCTTCCGTGAATTTATCAATGTTGGCATCCAGACTATCTACCAGGTCATCGGTAGCCTTGTGGCGACCGAACGAAAAAGTCTCCCAGTGGTAGATCTTCACCTGATTGCGGAGAATCAACATGACATTCAAGATTTCAGCGCTCATTACGTCTTTACAGTTATTTTATTCAGGACGATGGCGGGGGCGTTCCGTATGACAACTTTGTTGTCGTTGCGGCGCAGAGGGAGATCAACGGTAGGATCAAAGCAATCTACACGCGGGGCAGAGATCGGAATGGGCTGCTCGCATGTAATTGCCTTGGGGTAGCTAACGGGATTATCTAGGAGTGTTGAGCATCCATCAGACGTGTACTGGGTGCGTGGCTGATAACTCAACGCGGAAGAGCGGTAAGCATTTCCCTCAACCATGGCCTGAACGACCGAGCAGTCATTGAACTTTACCATGTTGCCCGAGTTGCCCTTGGTAGGCTCGCCCGGGAGGTACTCCGTCTTCAGGACTGACGCGTTCTTACGTACGCGCGCCGTGAGTTCAGAGCTATCTTGCAGGTTGATAGAGGGAGGAATATTCAAGGACTGCTCAACCTTCTGGCGCTGTAGTGCAAGGAGTTCGCTAGACGAAAAAGGGCGTTTTGCCCGGAAGGTCGCCATTGGTTATTATACTTCCTTTACAAAAGTTCTACAGAGGTTAGAATGTGACGACGACAGCACTCGCGCGTGAAACCCAGCTGGTCCATGGCTCGTCCCTCCGCCGTCTTTACAGTGCTCTTGGTGAGATAGGGAGGGGAGGAATCTGTACGCCCGTCCTTCTTCTTCTCTTTCTCTACCAGAGCCTGGTATGCCAGCCAGCGGGTAGAGATCGCGTAGTCGCCGCATGTAACACAACGAACGGGAATGAGCATCTTTGGGGCTATGTCTTGTCATTCAAGAGCACTTTATTTGTTCCGTTTTAACAAAGATGCTTGCCCATGCACGTGACGTACAAACCTCTATTGCGGTCATTGGGCTGTTTGCTATCCTGAGCATCGTGGGTATCCCCCGTTCGGTCCTTGATTCTATCCTGACGCGGGGTATTCTGTCTCGCGGTATCTGGATTGCAGCTGTCCTTTTCCTGCTTTACACGAAGTTCTACCTCACCGCTGTTCTTGTTACGGTACTGGGATTGTACCTCTCGTTCAACGCACATTCGGACTACGCCTTCTCGCACGACGGAGTTCTGGCGGCATACGCTGAGGTCCAGAAGCACGATCCTCGTTTCGCATCGGACGAAGTCGATGTCGCAATGGCAAACGGGACGCTGCAGGTTGATCCGGCGCGGTGGGAGGATCCGGGTCGCGAGCCGATCCCTCTCCTCCTCTTTCCCCCAACGGAGGCGCAGCTAGCTTTGGCCGCCGATAACGGCCATAGTGGATGAGGGAGCTGGATTGCGCAAGGGATTTGTTGGGAGATGTTTCTTCGCTGTCAAAAGAACGGGCGAACTAGGAGGTTCTGAGGGCTGACGGGCAATTCCAGGCGGAGGTTTTGATGACATATTGACGCGTATGTGATCCAACTCTCCTACAATCTCGGGTTTCTCGAGTGTCGCATTCGATTCAACCTTGTGATTGAACCTCTCGATGATGATTCGGTGTATCAGAGGTGACGATTCTTCGAGTCTATCCTGCTCTACGCGTATCACTTTCAAGAACTCTTGGGCATTTGTACGCTGGTCGCGACGCAGAGCGAGTTCATTCGAAATTACGCGGTACAATTTGCCGTATGCAATAGCTGCAATTCGATGACCTTCCGATGTCTGCGGAGCTTTCAGAAGTTGATTGATAGATGTCAAGACTCCTGTAGCAATTGTAGTGACCCCCACAATAATTGTCACGTATGTTTGGGCTAGGGGGGTGAGTTGAGTCAGTCCGATGGTCGTTGCACCTGCTAGGGCAGTTAGGGTTACGCTGGGAACAGAAAGCCAAAAATTCCAGCGGTCGTAGTGTATTTGTGATTCGGTGTGCATCCAACGCATACAATTTGCCTTGTCTCCGATAGATGACAGTAATGTCTCGTGAGCGCTATTCCACGTATTTGCAATATCGCTTGACGATTCGGATGTATCTTCTAGTTTCTTCAACGACTCTTCCATCATTATTACCATGCAAGTTCAAGTTCTGAAACGCTCCAGTATTCCGACACTCCCCCCGGAAGCTCGCGACGGATAATGTAGGGCACTTTGCGCTCCAGAATCTCGCGCTCCGCGATCTTAAGATACAGATCGGGGTCATCACGGTTGAATTCTTGGATGGGAACCAGAGGAATCGCGCCATCGTTGAGCTGCTGCCTACGAACACCAAGAAGAGCAGTATATTCATACTTGGTGAAATAGGGAAGGGTCGTGCGAGGGGTCTCCTGTGCCTTAATAATATCCGCGCGCAGAATGAACTCGGACATCATGGTGGAGTATATTGTACTATATCTCCTGCTTTGTTTCTAATTCGTTTTACGTTGACTTGTATCCGTACTTCAATCCAATGTAATTGCGATCCGCCAGAGCAGCCTTGGACGTCGCAGGAGCACTACGACGAGTATAGACCGAGAGAGCATTCAGGCGTTTGTAGGTCGGGAGCGCACCATCGTACTTGACAGCCGCATTGAGAGCTGTGTGGCGCGAACGAGCGCTCTTGGCGGTAGAATATCCGTACTTGGTCAGATTGCCCTTCTTGAGGGGTCCAATACCCTTGCCCGGTCCGTGGTAACCGCGAACGCACGACTGAGAATGAACCTCTGCAGGAGCGATATGGACACCCGTCTTTCGCATGTACGCCTTGCGAGTATAACTTTTACGGGGGTGAGTTCCGCGCTTACAGGTGAGTTTCATATCTTATATTAATGAATAGACTAGAAGAAATCTGGGCAGGGGAGATAGAGAAGGCTAGACAAGCGGGAGAGCGGTACGGATACCTTCGCGGACTATGCTTTGGTCTCACGACTACCGTCCTGAGTTATCTCGTCTCACTTACGCTTCTGAGTCAGAAGCTTGGCTTTCCGCAGGCAACGAACTTTACGGAGTGTCCGTCCATGTGGCCAGAGGAGGCGTGTCGTGCATACTGCAATAGCCCCACTCTCTTTCGATGAACCTGGACGGGGCTTCATGCTCGTCCGAACTTTTTTGATACAATCGCAGAATTTACGTGCGCGCGTCCTCATTGTTATCTTACCACGGGAAAAACGGATGATGCCATCTTTCCAGTTGTAAAACATATCATAATGGCTACGATCGCTCACGTTCTCTCGAATCGCACGTCATATGGCGACCAGTATATCTATGCTCTGCGGAATCTCGATATGCGCAAAATCCTGAACCGTATGGAGATGGCCCTGAACTTCCCGACGCTGGATACCAAGGTGGTTCTGTATGAGTACGACAAGGATATGATGTCCTACTCATCCTTCTATTGGGGGGTTTCCACCTCTCTACATACTATGCTAGCAATCCCGGGTCGGCGCACGGTGATCTACACTCGTCGCAAGATTACGGGTAGGGGGGTGGCCGACCCTCGTCGTCGGCAGGTGGTGGTGGTATGGGAGGCGGAGGTGGCGCAAACTTCGTGAGCTTGCGCGCGCTGTTCATGAATGTAATAGAAGGGAGCGCGCGAGCAGTCTGTTGAGGAGCAAACGCTTGACGAGTCGTTTCCTCGGTAGGCGGAGGTGCAGCCGACATCGGCGACGCCCGAGCCTGGAAAGGGTTATAGACGGCTTTTTCAACTGGAGGTGGGAGAGCGAAGGTGCGGGGTACTATGACAGGGTTGGCAGCGGCAACCCTGTAGTCGTTAGGATCCTGCTGATTCACGACATTGATGAAGTTGGGATGGGTACCGGGCATCTGAGTGAATGTATCTGGCGATGCCGATAGACTACGCTTACGACCTCCGCGCTGACGGAAAGCAGCAGCAACCGCCGCAATAGCCAGGAGAGCGGCAATAGAGACTCCTCCGGCAACGCCGATGATGGCGATGGTGTTGTTGGGAGCCGCCGCGGGAGCTACTACAGCGACATTTGCCAGAGATGTGAATGAAGGGCTGGGAGTGCTAAACTGAGATCCAGTGCCTGTGAAGGTAGGAAACGGTGTGAAGGGCGGGCTAGAGCTTGCCCGGACGCCTCCAGTCATCGTAGTCGTCCAAGATGGAGTTGTAGATGGGGTCCCGGTCCCGGTTGCCGTCCCGGTCCCGGTGGCGATCGCGGTGGGGGTTCCGCTGGCGGTTCCAGTTTCAGTGGGAGTAGGTGCCAGACGAGACTGAGTCGCAGTCGGAGATTCCGGGGCACGAGACCCGGTCGTGGTAGCAGTGCGAGAACGGGTTGCAGTGGCGGTGCGAGAGCGTGTCAGTGTAGATGTGGGAGTTCCAACTGCTCGCGAACGCGTCGCTGTAATTGTGGGAGATGGAGTGCCAAGAGCGCGAGAGCGGGTGGCGGTAAGCGTAGGCGATGGTGTTCCAAGAGCACGGGTTCGGGTAGCGGTAACGGTAGGACTAAGAGATTCGGCGGCACGAGACCGCGTAGCAGTTGCCGTAGCAGTAGGAGCCATACCGGGGCGAGACCGCGTTGTAGTCGCAGTCGCAGTGGGAATTACTCCGGGACGAGACCGCGTAGTAGTTGCCGTAGCAGTGGGAATTACTCTGCCACGGGAACGGGTTGCAGTTGCCGTAGCAGTAGGAGCCATACCGGGGCGAGACCGCGTTGTAGTCGCAGTCGCGGTGGGAAGCACACCCGCACGAGAACGGGTTCCAGTGGGAGATATAGCACTTACTGACGGGGTCAGAGTTCCCAGAGTAATTTGGGAGGTTGTAGCCGCCAAGAAGGAGGCCAATAACACAATACGCTTGAGCATTGTGATTTTATCTATGAGTTATACTTGTTTCCGTACTCAAAAAGGTCTATTGTCCGTTTTCATCCTTTTCACGACCGACGGGCATCCTGCTTCCACGAAACGCCGCACAGAGTGCATTGGTACATCCAGACGACGTTCTTGGCATCTACCTTAACACCCACCACCTCCTTGGACTTGCATCCGTCCGTGGGGCACTGAATCGTGGAGAAGCGGGGAAGCGTAGGATCCAGGGATAGGTAAGGATTCACCACCAGCCGAGCCGCCGTATCCTGGTTCAGGTTGTGCTCATACACCAGAGGATTAGCACGGGTGATCTTTTCATTGTACTTGCACTTGCGACACTCAAAGCCTACGCCGGCGCCGTCGTCGCGAATGTCCGTGAGGGCGTTCTCGCAGTCGGGGCAGAACTTCATGTGTTGTGTAGTCTTATATTCTCGTAGGCTAATTTGTTATTCGTTTTTCCAGAACAGAACCGTGCGTTAAAAATGGATCAGTTGGAGATTTATTGTCTTAATTCTACACACACTCGTGAAAAATGGCCTCAGCGGGTGGACTACTCAAATTTCTGGAGGATCACCGAATTACCACTCCTGGTGAATCAATTACCCACGTAACACTCACTCCTCCTGGTAAGTATTTCGTAGGTAGCGATATCCTACAGGAGTTCTACGATCTGTACTACGATTACGTTGAAGTTCATACAAACAAGATTACACTCACCGAGTCGCCACAGGTTCTGGGTCCGTGCAAGGTAGATCTGGATTTCCAGTACGAGGCGGGGACGACAGCGCACAAGCACACGCCCGAGCAGGTCTTGCAGTTCGTCCTGGAGTATGTGAAGACCATGCGGACCTTCCTGGTAGTTCCTGACGCAGTCGAGGTGTATGTGATGGAGAAGAAGAAGCCGACGCCCAAGAAGGACGGGGCTGCCGGCGGAGTGCATGTCCTGGTTCCGGATGTGCGCACGACCAAATATGTCGAGATGGGCATTCGCGATGTCATGCTCACCAAGATGTCGATGTTCGACGATGTCCCTCTGAAGGAAAAGGAGTGGTCCAAGGTGTATGACCGCGCAGTGGCGTCCCGCTCGTCGGGGTGGATGATGTATGGCGCCCGCAAGGATAAAGGTTTGCCCTACATTATCACCAGCCGGGTGACGGTGAATGCAGACGGGTCGCACACGGTAGATACGACGCCCGTTCCAATGACGCCGGATCTCCTGCGCAAGCTGGATACGTTTGAGCGCGACGAGTCTCGGGAGACGCCGATGACGCCCGAGGCGCAGGAAAAGTACGGGAACCTCCCTGAGACAAACCAGGAGAATGTTCGTATTTCTGGGGGGCGGGCGGTAATGCCACGCGTTGGTCGTCCAGTCCAGCGGAAGCTCCCCGGATCGCGGGAGTCGTCCCCGACAGCCTATGTTCCCCGCCCGCTGACACCTGAGGAGAAGCAGTACATTCACGAGCACGTCCAGAACCTCGCGGACTCGCGGTCATCGGAGTACCAGTGCTGGATTGACGTGGGTATCTGTCTCAAGAACATTCATCCGGATCTCTACGATGAATTTGAAGAGTTCAGTCGGCGGTCAGCGATGTTCAATGTGCGCGAGTGCATGTCCAAGTGGAACTCGTTCTCGATGCGGAACACTGGACCACGCCTGCAGGAGGGATCGCTGCGCAAGTGGTCGGCGAGCGACAATATCGAGCGATATACGGAGATTGAGAAGAACAACATTCTCCGGAAGGTGGATGCATCGCACAGCGGAGCCGAGTACGATGTGGCGTCGGTGGTGTATTCCAAGTTCCGCGATCACTACAAGTGCGCAAGCTTCGGGAAGAACGCGTGGTTCAAATACACGGGGCATGTCTGGCAGGAGTCGGACAAGGGTATTCAGCTTCAGCTGGAACTCTCCGTGACGATCTGGAAGCTCTATATTGAGCGCGCAGGGTACTACGGCGGGAAGCTGACGGATGGCAGCCTGCCCGACTGCAACTCCAAGGATGCGCGCGAGTGTATGCGCACGGGATGCCAGACGTGTTACACGGTGGTCATGCAGCAGGATCTCATGAAGGTCGCTGCACAGCTGAAGAAGACTCCGTTCAAGTCCAATGTGATGCGTGAGTGCCAGGAGCTGTTCCTGGACGAGACTTTCATCAAGAAGGTGGATGAGAACCGCAATCTCCTAGCGTGCCAGAACGGCGTGTTCGATATGGAGGCGTTCGAGTTCCGTGACGGCAAGCCCGACGACTGCCTGAGTTTCACGACGCAGCTGGAGTATGAGCCGTCAATGAAGCATACGGATTACAAGGAGTGGCCGGAGATCCAGGATTTCCTGAACAAGATCTTCCCGAATCCCCGGGTGAGGGAGTACATGAACCGGCACATGGCCCGGTGCCTCAACGGGACGGGCAATCAGAAGTTCCACGTCTTGACGGGCGTGGGCTCGAATGGCAAGTCCATGCTTATCTGTCTGATTGAGACGGCTCTGGGGGATTACGCGTGCAAGGTCCCGATCTCGCTGCTGACACAGGGTCGTGGCAAGTCGGGTGCAGCGGCTCCTGAGCTGATTCGTCTGAAGGGTCGGCGGTTCGTGACGATGCAGGAGCCGGATGAGGCGGTTCCCCTGAATACGGGGTTCATGAAGGAGCTGACGTCGTCCGAGAAGATCATTGCTCGCGATCTGTATGCGGGTGCCAAGTCCATGATTGAGTTTGAGCTGCAGTGCAAGCTCCATCTGGCGTGTAACGACAAGCCGAAGATCAACACGAACGATAGCGGTACGTGGCGCCGCATGATGGTGGTGAATTTCCCATCGAAGTTCGTACAGAATCCCGACGGACCCAACCAGCACAAGATGGACATCTCGATTGAGCGCAAGGTGAAGTCGGAGGAGTGGGGTCGATGTTTCCTGGCATATCTCATTCACCTCTACAAGAAGTTCAAGAATGATGATGTAGTTGCGCCTGAGGATATTCAGGTATATACCAATGAATATCGTGAGGAGAGCAATGCAATCATGCGGTTCTTCGCGGATTGCACGTATTCTGTGGAGCCAGCGGAGGACACTCCCAAGGTGTCGAAGAAGATGCTTACGGCAAAGTTCAAGGAATGGTGGGAGACCAATCGCGGAACGCGCGACTGGCGAGTGGAAGAGATGATCAAGGAAGCGCAAACTAAGTGGGGGGCTTACACCCACGGTGGGTGGAAGTGTTTCCAGCTACGGAATGAGACGGAGTAGGCGTAGGAGCCCTACCGGCGACGGGTGCGGCGGCCCGCCTTTTTCCCGTAACGGTGAGCGGCATACGCGGTGGTTCCAGCGAGGAGCGCATCATCAAGCATGCCGACACCTCCCCGGCGAGACCGGCGGGTGCGACGACCAGCCTTCTTCGCATAGCGGTGGGCAGCATAGGCGGCAGTTCCGGCGAGGAGGGCATCATCGACCATGCCAACACCTCCGCGGCGCCCACGACGACGACGACCACCCACAGGGGGCAGAGCCGCAGAAGGAACGGGCGCGGGGGCGGACTCAGATGATCCAAAGGGCCACCACGAGGACTTCTTGGCGGGGGGAGGGGCGGGGGCATAGGCGGGAGGAGGAGCGTTCATGATTACTTATATCCGACATTAAATAATGGATACCCGCTTTTGGGGGCCGTCAGGATGGCAATTGCTCCACCTGGTCGTTCATACATCTGAAACCCCCATCCCATTTTTACGCGCGATGAAAGATGCCCTTCCTTGCCGTTTTTGCCGCGAGAGTACGTGCGAGTTTATGAAGAAGGATCCTCCGCACGGAGATCCCGAGAAATGGCTCTACGACTTCCACAACAAGGTGAATGCAAAGCTGCGGGGACAGTGCGAGACGGACAAGCGCGTGATTTGTCCGCCACCCGATCCCGAGTTCGCGGACGTCAAGGCGCACTACGAGATCCTGTCCAAGGAAGCTCCTAGCGCTCCCCCGGGCATGGACTTCCTCTTCTGTATTGCGTTCAATTACGCCCCTGACCGCTACGAGATATACCAGGAGTTTTTCGGAACGCTGGGTGATGTGTATCCTTATGCCCCTCTTCGTAAGATATACCGCGAACATCTGAAACATCTGTCCATGGAATCGCAGCGTGACATTGTTCGGTGGATGTACAGCTTGATGAAAGAGTTGTGCGCCGCCACTGGATCGGAGAGACTTCTCCCATCGATCAAGGGGGTGTATCGGCGTTACGGATATGTCAAGAGTTCGTGCAATCGTGGAAAAACCTGCCGCAACGGCAAGCGGCAGCGCGACCATCGCAAGACGTTCAAGGTGACGCATGCTCGCCTACTTCATTGACCCTGACGAGGAGTCACAATACCATCAAAGCTCCAAGCATAATAATGGCTCTTGTATCCCTTGTTCACAACAAGCTCCCCGATCTCTTCGTATCGTCCATCTTCAAACATCATTTCTACATCGTCTGCCGTCTCCCACCCTTTCTCCCGAATGAGGTGGCTCATCTGATGCCAAATATTATGGAGTGACGCATCCTCAATGACCTTGCGTGTATGATTGACCAAGATATAGCGCCAGCCCATCTTATTTATCTTAGTTCTTACACGTCTTTCTAAACCAGGCGCGAGCTTTAGCGGTCTTCTTGGCTTTATCGACAAGATCGGCGTCGGTGGTATAATGTGTCTTGCCGCACGTCAGCATACTGGCGGCACGAGCATACCCCCACTGCTGCTGCGTCGCCCCTGGACGATGCCCTGTGCGCCACGCCGCCATTCCGCGATTGTAGGATGCCCGGACAATGGGGAGCGGGACGCCGGTGGCTCGAGAGTACGCCTGGAGGCCGTGGGCGTCGGGGAAGGTCTTCTTCCATTCGCGAACATACTTGGAGGTACGTGTTTTGACCCCCTGATCCGTCTTGAATGGAACGTATGCCCTAGGGTCTTTCCACGACATCTTACGACGGCGAGTCGCGGTGCTTTTTCGCTGTTTGTTCTGTTTTCGCGTGAGTCCGCTGAAATACCGCGCAGGCCAGTACATTATCCAGTAGCGGATAGGAACTTTTCAAGCGCGCTCTTGCAAGCATTCTGTTCTGCCTGTTTCTTGGTCGAGGCATTTCCCATCGCCAGAATCTCGCCGTTAGGCTTGCACACTGCCATGGTAAAACCTGCTGCTCCGTCAGGGATCATCTTGTAGATTGGTGTGTATTGGTGGTTCTGCTGGCAGTACTTCTGCATGCGATCTTTGTAGTTATCATCCTCGCGCAAGAGCGTGGGAATATCCAGATGCGTCTCCACCAGATTCACGACAAACTCATTCACGACCTCAAACTTGAACCCTGAATCAATCCAGAGAGCCGCAATAAAGGCTTCTAGAACATCCCCTAGCTTCTCAATGTTCTGTCGCCCGTGCTCGGACTTCATCTCTTCGACATGCTTGGAAATCACAAAGAACTTGTCCAGCCGAAGCTTGTCCCGCGCCAGAGCTCCCAGCGTCTTGTTGCGCACAATGAGTTTGCGCGTATTGGTGAGGAAGCCAGGGGACTCACCGGGATAGCGCTCGCACAGGTAATTCGCCACCGATGCACCCAGCAGGGCATCACCGCGAAACTCTAGTTGCTCATACGACTCGTCCTGGAGATCCATGACCCCGGGAGGACAAGGAGCCAAGACAGCAGGTTCGCCTGTCAATGTCGTATAAGACTCGCGACGCACATACGTCGTGTGAATCATCGCCTTCTGGAAGATCCCAATATCCTTTACCCGGTAACCCTGAATACAGAGGATGTGTTGGACATCGTCTGGAGTCAGAGGAGTATTCTTGGGATTGTACGGGCTGTAAAACTCGGTCGTCATGGCTCTTATATATAGAAGACGCGGTACTTTAAAATGCCTTACATATTATTCTCTTTTGTAAAGTCAATAACACTGTCGAAACTCACGGTCAGCCTCCGCACCTTGCGGTGCCGCCTCAGCCTCTGGAACTCTGCTCTGCCGAACATCCGTCCGCACTATGCCGTGAAGTGTAATAACATGGCACCTATCCTTGCAGAGTTGCAGAGGGGCGGTGTAGGGTTTGATTGTGCCTCAGTCGATGAAATCAACCGGGTGAAACAGGTTGGTGCGACGGCTGCCGATATCATCTACGCCAACCCCTGCAAGTCTCGAAACGAACTCTTCCGCATCCGTAAAGACGCTATTCCCTACATGACTTTCGACAGTCTCCCCGAACTCATGAAAATAACAGATGAAGCACCAAAAACTAAACCTATTCTTCGTATTTTTGTAGATGACAAGGGCGATGCCCGAATCCCCCTCAACAAGAAGTTCGGGTTCCGTCTAGAAGATATTGAAGAACTTATCTATCACGAACCCCGTTTTCATATTTATGGTCTTGCATTCCACGTCGGCAGCGATTGCACGTCGGTGCGCGCCTACCAATCTGCCTTTGATACCGTAAAGCAGTACATCGATATCTTCAAGGCTCATAAGCAGGTCTTTACCCCTGAGCTCCTGGATATTGGCGGAGGATTCTCGGGCAGCTCGGAGCACAACTCCTTCTTCCGCGACGATCTTGCGCCAGTGATCCGTGATCAGGTAGAATCCCTACCCTTCAAAAAGACCATCTCTGAGCCGGGCAGGTTCTTCGCATCCGAGACTTGTACTCTACGGGTTCCGGTGATTGGAAAGAAGAGAGGAAGTATTACTATCGATGAATCAGTGTATGGTATTTTCTCAGGTGTGCTCTTTGACGGGTTCAAGCCCACGTTTCGGTGTATCACGCGCAAGCCTTACACATCCTATGAGAAATTTACGATATTTGGACGCACATGTGATTCGGCCGACGTCATTGCAAAAGATGTGTGGCTGCCGAAAGAGATCGACGATACAGACATCCTTGAAGTAGAGAATATTGGAGCATACTCGTGGGTCAGTGCCTCCGAGTTCAACGGGTTTCAGCTACCTGAGATTAATGTTTCCGAGAGCGCTTGCCCCCACGCTTCTTCGTGAAGTACGAGTACAGACCCAGAGCCGTACCGCTGAGGAGCAGATCGCCCAGCATCGAGCCTCCGCGGTGCTTACGACGACGAGCGCCCGTCTTACCCGCAGACGAAGCATCGGATAGAGGCATCGGCGACAGCTGACCTCCCTTCTTCGCCTTGCGGGTGCGGCGTCCGCCCGAGCAGCCACATCCCTGTCCTCCAGTATATTTTGCGGGGGGTGTCATCTTTTCCATGGTGTGTTTGTCTATCACCGCGTTAATTTTTGGATAACGTAGCGATGATGAATCAACTCTTCATCGTCGAGGTCTGGGATATCCCTGTACTTTGGCTGAATCCAACGCGCAAAGGCATCAAACGACAGCGATGCGCACATTTCTTCCGCAGAGGTCAATTTCTGCCCAATAGAATACCCATCCCGTTCCCAGCGACTCCAGTACCGCTGAATGACTGGCAACAGAATCTCTTCAACAGCAGCCGGATATCTATCCGTCTGCTCATGAACGATGATATCGCAAAGAGGACACATGGTAGCAAAAAACTGACATCCAGTCTTGATATGACTTAACCGTTCGTGAAAGTCGCGAAACTCCTTGACAATCTTATCGTGAGTGCGAGTGCTCATAGATCCTGTCACAGAACTGCCGATAGAAGAGTGGTTTGTACTTCTTAAAGTCTGGGCGCAGTAAGTTCTTTTCAGCAAGGACCTGCTCAATCTCTAGAAAAAGAGACTTCACCTCGTCCTCATGCAACTGCCCATCCCGCGTCTCGGTATTCAACCACTTAAGGACTTCCCGCTCCGTCGTCATTGTTGTCTAGAGGCATCATCCGCGTAAAGGCGAACTCTTTCGCAACCATGTCCTTCTTCTTGCGATCCACAATAAACTTGTAGCATCCATCTGCGTTGGGACCTGCATGGGTCTTGAAGTACTCATCGATGTGTCCCTGCAGCTCGCGGGCACCCATGGACCAAGGCTTGTTCCACGTCTCGGGACGCTGGATGCGGATATAGGAACCATCGTCGGCAATCTCCAGCTTGTAGATATGTGCAAAGTTCTGCCGACGAAGGATATCGCTCATCTCATTTTCGACAAACTTCTTGTTCTCGCGGAGCTTATGAATCTCCTTGTTGATCTCCTTCAGCTTGTCGTCGATGGCACGGTAGTTGCGGACAGCCTTCACGAGGTCGCGCTGATCAATGCTCATTCTGGTGTATGATACCTCTCCTCCCCTGAAAAAGAAAGATCCGTTTTGAACAACAGATGGACCCGCGGGAAGTCGATAAACTGCGGATAGCGTACAACAAGGAACATCCTCACGAGCCTCCTATCAAAAAGACCGAAACTGCGTGGAAGGAAATTACGAGTCGTCTAAAGAGCGTGTGTGACGCAGGAACTCCCGAATGTGTGGTTCATGCACTGGTAAAACGCCCCGCTGCTCCCAACTCGTGGAAAGTGAATAGTGAAGAATGGCTATCCTCGGACGATATCGATAAGTCACAGAAGTATTATCAAGAGCTGATTCCCGATTACTATTATGTCGGTACAGTTCCTATCGACTTTGACCTGCACAAGAAGACGGGAGAGTGTCTCGTAAATTCCCTGTGCAGTCTGAGTATTTCAGAGCTCTACAAGAAAGGGTATCGCCGGATTGGTATTGTGTTCAATACGGATCCCCACGACGGACCGGGCGAACACTGGATTGCTGGATTTGCTGATATTCGTCCTGAACTAGAGTACCCTCAGATGACCTACTTTGATTCGTATGCTCGTGCGCCCGAGAAGGAAGTCAAACGTCTTATGGAACGCTGGAAGGGTCAGATCGATGCCCTAAAAATTCATCCGCAGCCTATGAAGTTGTTCTATAACAACACGCGTCACCAGTACAAGGGATCTCAGTGTGGAATGTACTGTATCTACTTCTTACACTGCTCGCTGTTTGATATCCCGATGGACGAGAAGGTTCCCGACGATGTCATCAAACTGATGCGCCCGCTGTTCTTTGAGTATAAGAATTCGCGCAAGTAAGAGTAATGGAGTGGTCAGAGTGGCTGAGTCGTATCCCTGTACTCATGCTTGTCGGCGGAGCACTGCTCGTTGTCTCTCTGGTAACCTACTTCTTTGTGATCCACTTGAACGGAAATGTCCCCGGGAGCGATGTTCTCACCAAGAACCTCAATATCTACGCTGATCTCATTAAGCCTACGCCTCTAGCCTGCCCCAACAAGGATACGCTATGCGACTACTATATGGCATCATCGGGATACACGATTCTCCCTGCGACGACCGTCTATACGTATATTACCCCCAAGGCAATTGAAAAGGTAATTCGCGCGGGTAGCCGTCTAGTTGAGCTCCATATCTACGAAGTGAATAAGAAGCCAGTTGTGGGTGTAGGAAGCAAAAAGACTCTGAAGATGCTGACCTACAACACTCTGCCGTTCGAGGACTGCTGCACGGAGATTGCCAATTCAGCATTTAGTGCAGACGTAACAGCAGGATATAAGAACCCCTTTGTTGTTAGCATCGTCTTCCACACCAACAACACGGCTCTCATCAACGAGTGTGCAGATATTATGAAGACCACCCTGCGCAAGTTCATGCTGAGTTCGTCATACAGCTTCCAGCGCAAGAATCTGGCGGTGGAGCCGATCTGCAATCTGATGGGCAAGCTAATTGTCACATCCGACGATGCCACCAAGGGCAACGGAATGGAAGAGCTGGTGAATATCTCGTGGTCGTCGTCGCGCATGCGTCGCTTGACATATACCGAGGCTGCTCAAACATATGATCATGAAGAGCTGATTGAGTTCAACAAGCGCAATATCACCATGGTTGTTCCAGACATGGATACAACCGCGTTCAAAAATTCTAACCCCGAAATCTGCTTTGCCTACGGATGCCAGTGGGTTGGCATGATGTACGGCAGCCTGGACAATGCGATGGAACTTTATACTGGAAAGTTCTTGGAGAGCTCGTTTGCCATCAAGCCCGAGCCGCTGCGTTACAAGCCCTTGACATACAAGGAGCCGGCGCCCCAGAATCCCAACGTATCGTTCCAGCCCAAGCGGATGTCATCTCCTATGTACGACTTCACAATAAAGTCTACCTAAAGAATAAAATGAGCGACGATATGGATGGTGGTCGCCGTGGAAAGATGAGCCCCTGGATCAAGCACGTAATGTCCTTCAAGAAGCCTGGCATGTCCCTCGGAGATGCCATGAAGGCCGCGAAGCCGTCGTGGAAGAGCGCTAAGAAGGGCGGTCAGATGATGGGCAAGGCGGGCCCGATGGGCGGCCGTCGTACGCGCAAGCACAAGGGTGGTCAGCTGTACTCGTTCGCGGGCGGCCCCTACACGGGCTCCGTCCTCTCCGATGGTGCGGCCCCTACCCAGCGCCTCCCTGACGCCACGTGGAAGGGCAACCCTGCCCTGATGTCTGGCGGTCGTACTCAGAAGCCCAAGACGAAAAAGGGCTCCAGCTACTATGGAGGTCAGCAGCTCGCCCCTGCGTCTGTTGGCGGCAGCCCTGCTGAGACGCCGTACTCGGGCCTGCCCACCTCTGCCCCTAAGCCTGGCGGACCTTCGCCTGCCCCTACGGGAGGCCGTCGTACGCGCCGCGCGGGTCGCCGGTGAGCACTGAGTCATAGATCGCCATAATATCTGCATTATGGTTCATGTCCTTCTGCGGGTACGTGCGACCCATATACGCTGACATCACCGCCCATTCATGCGCATACGAAGGAATGTAGCGCGTATTCAATGTAATCTCCGGATACTCGAGAGTCTCCATCATGTTGTCATGAAACAGCCTGATGAAGTCCCAGCACGGATGATGATTGTCCAGACTCACTGGACCTACGTGGGACACCACAATGCAGTCTTGCTTGCAGAGTGGAGGTAGCGCGTACAGAATATAACGATAGAGATTCTCCATTTCAACCCCATCAGGATCGGGGAGATCCATCAAGATTGCATCGTACTTCCGCCCACCCTTCTTGACAAAGTCCAGTGCATCCTCAAACACCAGCAGAGTCCGTGGATCAGTTAGCGCTCCGCCAGACTCTGGGAGGATCTTCGCAAACTCCACAAACTCGGGATCCCAATCCACAATCGTCACCGAGTTGATAGTCTGTTGCCCAATAGTGTCATACATCGTCCTTGCCGCCAGACCATCGCCACCGCCCAGGATCAGAATATCCTTGTACTTTCCAGGACCATCAAAGACTGGGCTGACCAGCATTTCATGGTACCGATGTTCGTCCTGCGTCGAATACTGAATCTCATCGTCCATCAACAGAATGTTGCCGTGGTGACGCGTCTTGGCATACTGGACAAGGCTCTTTGAGGTCTTGAACATGTGGATGACATCCACAATCTCGAACTTCACTTGTTGTCCGTACTGAAACTTCTCGGAAACGGCTGTCACAGTCTCGGAAGTAGCGGACATTGCAGGTATATGAGATATCGGGCTTCACAGCTGGGGGTATTTCCGTTTTTGTTAGAGCACTCCATGAGACAGGAAAGTACGGACGGAGAAGACTTACAAGTCCGTGGGCATACGACTGGATCTCTCGCTGTGCGCTAGGATCTGTGCGCAGTCCTACGAGACGAGCATACGCAGCAAGCGATCCCGTCTCTATGAACTCGGTGTACATGCCCTGAGGAAGTACGCCCCGAGCGATTTCCGGTGCTACTCCTCGGTCAAGTAGGCTCTGATAATACACCACCATCCCGTTGTTGCGCTCGCGAATCTCCTCTGAAATAGCCTCGGAATTATCAACGGGCGTCGCTAGACTTCCCTGCTTGACCTTAGGGTCGCGCTCACGAAGATCGGATGGTGCAGGAGTCCATACTTCGGGAGTAGAATCCACGTACCTCCGAGATACCTCGTTACGCGCAAACCCGATCTGATGACGGAACCATTCACGCGCAACAAAGATTGGCATCTTGATCCGAAGACGAATCTGGGGGTGAAAAAATGGGGTCACGTGGTTATGATTCGCAAGGTAACGAACAAGTTTCTCGTCAGCACCCGAGAAGTCGTGCGACTCCTTTGCAAACGATACGCGAGCGGCATTCACCACTGTGAGGTCATTTCCCATCACTTCCAGGACTTCGATACCGCCAATACCGTCCGAGGCTTTCCACATTCCCTTTGAGTATATAGTGCTACCACATCGTAATATCCTCCAACTTGCACTCGGTCGCACCCGCTTCCTCCTCTGCCTTCTTCTTGACATCCGCTGTGCGCGCCTTCACGTCTGCGCGGTAGTCGTAGAAGGTATCTTCCTCGCCACCCTCCTGCAGCCGGGTCTCATCCAGCAGGATATCCACCAGACCCGTACCGCACGGGGGCTTCTGTCCGAACATGATGTTCGCCGACACACCCTGCATGGGGTCATACTCCGCCGAGACCGCAGCATTGAACAGGTGCTTCGAGGTCTCCTCGAACGACGAGTTGGCTAGGACACCGTTGGCGTGCTTGCCGATACCGAAGCGATCCACCGACACCAGGCGACCCTGGTAGGTCATAGAGTCCAGGAGTACTGCCATGTGGTGGTAATTGACGTATGCACCCGCAGCGTCAAATACCTCGGTGAATTCTGCGTAGAGGGCGTAGCGTGCAGCTTCGATGCCGAAGACATCATACACCTCGTGGATATCGTTCGAGAAGGTGCGCGTAGGATCCACGTCGTCACGCACCAGCAGCTCGTACAGATTGGTGCCCTCCACATCCAAGACATACTGCTTCTTGCAGATGTAGGTGGATGTGGCATTGTCCCACGACAGCTCCTTATTCACCTCACGGGGATACACACGCCCCACGCCCTCAATGCCGACCACCACGACATCCAGAACACGCTCTTCCAGGAACCGGAGAGTCAGGAGATCCTTGACCACATCCTCGGGGAACACGATGCGCATGACCACACTCTTGTCATCCACGTCCTTGTTGGTATAGACGCAGTGCAGGATGTTCAGACCCGCACGCTCGATCGCGCTCTGGATACCTACCAGGTCGTGGATGTACCGAGCCGCCATCTCTGTCGTGCTCAGCTCCAGGCGCATAATCCAGGGAGACGCACACTCGGCGCCGTTGCTCACAGAGAACAGACGGAACGTCTCTAGAATCTCGCGGTCCTCGGCCACCACCGAGTCAGGGCTCAGGGGAGCCGTGTCATAGTACATACGAACAGCTGTGGTGATATCGCGCAGCGTCGTCCGCTGGATCTCACGAGACAGCATGATCGCCTTCTCCTTCGTCTCGGCAATCGACGAGTCCAGATACACGAAGTTCAGGGGGTTCTTAGGGTTGCGCGTCACGCTCAGCAGCTCGTGGATACGCGGGACACCCTGCGTGGCACCGGCCTTGACCGTACCGGCTGAGTGGAAAGTGTTCAGGGTCAGCTGCGTCACCGGCTCACCCACCGACTGTGCAGCGAGCGCACCCACCATCTCGCCCGGATGCACCAAGCTCTTGAGGTAGCGGAAGCGGACTTCGCGAATCAGCTCGTCGAAGATCTCCTTCGTGAAGCGGTACTCGATGATCGAGCGCCGCGGAGCTAGGTAGTAGCGGAGGAGGCAGTGGAACACGCGATTGGGGGCGATCCACGGCTCCTTCATGATGGCGGTCAGCTGCTCCACCACATACGCCGGAGTCAGGTCCGAGCGGGTCGAGTACGGATTGCGGTACTTCTCCACCAGGCGTTTGAGATGGACGGGCGCCAGCACCTTGTCCGTGTTCATGAACATGAAGACGTCGCGCACTAGCATCTCGCGGTCGGCGATAATGTCCTCTACCAGATCGGGAGCCTCGCTCACCGCCTCCACGAGGAGGGGGTTCAGTTCGGCCAGATTTAGACCAAACATCTTGTAAATATCCTCCAGCGTCATGATTGCCAGACGGATCGGCTGAGCTTCCACCTGAATCGACTCCACGCCGTCCTCGCCGTAGCGGTACTGGATGATTGTACCCATATTGTTGCGCACCGTCCCGTCATAGGTGACGTGCATATCTTCCATCGTCTTCATCATACGGCGCTGGATGTAGCCCGTATCGGAGGTCTTGACGGCGGTATCAATGAGACCTTCACGACCGCCCATGGCGTGGAAGAAGTACTCGGCTGGGCGCAGACCCTGCACGAACGAGGACTCGACAAAGCCACGAGACTCAGCGCCATCGTCGAACTTGGTGAAGTGGGGGAGTGTGCGATCCTTCAGCGTGTTCTGGATACGCTTACCATCCACAATCTGCTGCCCCAGCAGGGCAACCATCTGCGTCATGTTGAGGTCTGAGCCTTTCGCGCCCGACTCGACCATCTGTACGAGGCGGTTATCGCGGGGCAGAGACTCCATCACACGACCCGAGATCTTGGCTGAGACATTCTTGAGAATGTTGATAATCTGGTTCTCGAGCTCCTCGCCGTTCTCGCGGCTACTGATATTCACAAACCGACCGGAATGGACGTTGGCCAGCAGTTCGCGGACCTCCGCACGACCCTGTGCCAGTGTGCTCGCCACGAAATCGGTGGTCTCCTTGTTCGAAATGAGATCTGATGCACCGGTGGAGAATCCTGTGTGCATATTGAACTTAGTGACGATCGACTGCACCTCGTTGATGAACTGACCGCAGCGCTTGTAGCCAAAGTCGTTGTAGAGGACGTGGAGGACACCCTCTGAGGTGGTGTTGAACGCACCCTTCTTCAGCCGACCCTTGACCAGCTGACCGTTCTTGATGGTGACACGCTCGTCAAAGTTCATCAGGGGGAATGCGCCCGAGATAACTTCCATGCCCGTGCGGTCGGCGCCCGTGCGCTTGTAGGCGCTCATGGGCTTCTTCAGGCGGGACATGATATTCATCGCCAGGTGCTCGGGGATCTTCACGCGAGGATCCGAGATGCGGAAGGCGCCCGTCAGCGTATCCTGCACCATCTGAATGATGGGGGAGTTCTCGCGGGGACTGATGATGAGGCGGAGGACAGAGGCCAGCTGCTGGAGCTCGGTCTCCGCTGCAATGGACTGCGGGAGGTGGAGATTCATCTCGTCACCATCGAAATCAGCATTGTACGGCTTAGTGGCTGACACGTTCAGGCGGAACGTGGAGTAGGGCAGCACCTTGACGCGGTGGCACTCCATCGAGCCCTTGTGTAGGGATGGCTGTCGGTTGAATAGCACGTTGTCGCCGTCGATCATGTGACGATGCACGATATCGCCCTCGTGAAGATCAATCATATCGGGATTCATGTATTTCAAAGACATCATGCGCTTCTCCTCCTTCAGGAACACGGACTTGGCACCGGGATACTTGGTGCCGTTGCGGACGTACGACATGAGGCGGTCGCGATTGTGAGGCGTCACAATCTCGGGCTTGGTGAGGTTGCGCGCAATCTCCTCGGGAACACCGAGCTCATCCACGTCAATGTTGGCGTCGGGCGTAATCACGGAACGCGCAGAGAAATCCACGCGCTTGCCCATGAGGTTGCCGCGCACACGACCCGTCTTCGCACCGAGACGCGACTTGAGCGTCTTGAGGGGGCGGCCAGAGCGCTGAGCCGCCGGAGCCATGCCCTTGATATCGTTATCCACGTAGGTCGCGACATCAAACTCCAGCATCTCGGTATGCTTCATAATGTAGTCGCGAGGAGCGCCTTTGTCGATCTGCTTGCGGAGCTCCTGATTGTTGCGCACGATATCAATCAGCTTGTGCGACAGATCGTCGTCCATGCGCTGGTTGTCGTCCATCATCACTGGCGGGCGCACCGTCAGCGGAGGCACAGCAAGAACGGTACAGACCATCCAGGCAGGGTGGGAGAACTTAGGGTCAAAGCCGAGGATCTTGACCGTGTTGTCCGTCATGCGCTGGAAGCAACGGAGAACCATCTCGGACTGGAGAGCGACGGTCTCCTCCTCCTTACCCGCAAGCTTGCCCTGGAGCGTGCAAACCGTACCTTGGATCTTCTCCACCTTCTTGAGCATCTGGGTACCGCAGGTTCCGCACACGGGGTTCTCCTTCTTGGCGAACTTGGTGACGAAATCCACCGACTGCTTGCGGATATCGGCGAGGCGCTCCATGCCCTTCAGCTCGGAGTTCAGGTAGGCCTCCTCGTTGAACCCAGACATGCCTGCAATGTACAGCGTAGAGCAGTTGATGCACACGCAGTTGAGGGTCTTGACAGTGTGATCAAGGAACTGGTAGAGATAGACGGGGCGAGCGAGCGTGATGTGCCCGAAATGGCCCTGGCATTGTAAGTTGGTATGTTTGCACGTGGGGCAGACCTTGCCGCTCTCGATGACACCAAGACGCTGGTCAAACACGCCACCCGGGACGGGATTGTTGCCCTGATGCGTCTTATCGGTTACGACCTCGACAACAGACCTCCGGAGGATCTCCTCGGGAGACATGATGCCAAACTGAACGCCTACAATCGACATTGTATTCTTATTAGTCTATCTCGTAATATCTTTGGCGATCCGTTCTTACCGAATATTTCTGGTTTATTGAACAAGATGGAGGTGAGCATTAAACGTGGTCCCACCAAAGGCGGCTTTGTTCTCTCCCCGCTCGGACAGAAGATGTTGGTAGAAGAGCCATCAAAGGGGGTTATCTTCTTCTATATCGTCAGCCATGCAAAGGTAGATCTTCTGAGCGATGGAAGCCTCTACGGGTTTGTCTATAAGGCAACCCTGAATCCCGGAATCCCCTCGCCCGTCTATAAACACGATTTTACCACGTGTGCATGCAAGGACCCCGACAATATCGCATGTGATCCCAAGTCTATGAAGGCTCCTCCGAACGTGTTGGCTCGCCCATGTTTTCAGGAGGTACGCCATTTCATCTTCAAGATCGGCTTTTTGTCAAACGTATCCACTGAGTTTTCTATATTCAGCGAAAAGGGGTTGAAACTACCGAAGAGGACGGATACCGTCGATGGATTCCGCAAAGAGTCACATATCCAGTACGACCTGTACGACTCCAAGTTCTTGGCTGGCGAACCCATTATACCCCCAGTGCTGTTCCGCGAGCCATTGCTGCGACCTCTTGAGACAAGTGATGGTATTGAATTGGTAAAGCAGTTCCCAGGACTCGATGCCCACGTAAGCGCAGCAGTCAAAGCGGGAGCAACGGAACTTGGTGTTACAATGATGCAGTCGGCTGAACGTTACCGGACGCTCGGGGATATCCTGGCAGATCCAGCTGTATCCCTTCAAGAAAAGGCGTCAGCGGTAGCTCATGCTCGATATGCGTTCTATGTTCTCGCAGTGGATTATGGATACAGCCAGGGCGATTCACATACCCATAACGTCATGATTTCAGACGATATCGGACAATTTGCAAGCAGCACTGTTGCAGGAACCTACTCCCGCGGCAAGGTGTTTATCATTGATTTCGGTCGTGCGCGGAAGATGGAGTTTTCCGAAGATCCGCATACGATGCAACCGTCCGAAGTTCTTTATGAGGTAGGTCTTGAAGGTCTTGGTCAGCTAGCAGGACAACGCGATTGGTTGTGGAACAATGATGACTACTCCATGAAAAAACTCCCTCTCGGAGATGTAGATACAGAGATTCCCCAACTGGCTGCAAAGTTCCGGCAGAGAATAGACACGATATCGCCGGCATTTGCATCGAATCCTAACTTGAAAACCTTTGACCCAGTGCAGGGTGCGGTTCATGTTTATAATGAGTTGATTCCCAGGACATTGGCGCCAATGCTCGATCGAGGTGTGGCGGCAAGGGTTGTAGGTGCTCCAGGGGCTCCTGCTCTTCGGTATGGAAAAGGGCGCATGACAGTATCGGTGAAACGTCGATCCAGGTCAAAGCGGAATGCGCGCATCCCACGCAAGTAGAAAAAGGTCGCGATCTAGAATGACTTCAGAGAGTCCAAGTTTGTCTTCCAGATGGCGCAGAAGAAGAGGGTACTCCTTCCCCTCCTGTGCCAAAAACACTTTGAGATCACGAGGGCGGTGGGAGTCCATCCAGTCCAACATTAGACGGACCATTCGATTATACACGAGTTTCGGTTCGCCGCCCAGGGGTTCATTCTGCCGAACATAGGATGCGAGTTTCTCCATTATATGTTCGTAGAGTAAGATACTTCTAAACTGTCACATGTCCCGGTGGAGGTTGGAGAAGAGGAACCTTGTTCGATTCTCCGACATAAATGCTCGTGTGCTCCACCTGCCCACAGATATCGGGGACATCAAAATGAGGAACCTTTCCGAACTTCTCCATGCACTTTGTCCGAATATCTTTCGGAATCATGTAATTCGTAGAGGAGACCGCAGTGATATCCTGCTTGATGTATTTCAGAAACGTCCCACAGTCCTTCCGTCCAGAAGGTGGCACGGCTAGTTGCTCTTCCAACTTGCGGGAAATATTGCTCCACAGAACACTCGACTGCTTGAAATTATTCGCCATCGTGATCCAGTCAAACTTGTCTTCCAGCATACTGATGATGCTGATGGCGATAGACACACAACCCAGAATCGTGGATGGGGTAACGGACGTATTTGTGAGTTGGGACGATCCCACAATCAAGTTGGCGACTCCACTCAGAGCAATTGAGATATTCACCGTAATAGACATGCCTGTTGAGCGCACAGAGTACCGAGAGTATGCTTCGGTGTTCATCCACTCGAACGATTTGGATTGGTCGCACCAGTTGGCGAGCATAGTATCGATCGCAGGTGTCCATTGCAGACCTGGTGCTGTATCTGGTTCCTCCTTTGCGGATTCTGACATTATTTAAACGAGAGATGCCATTTTACATCGCAGGATGCATCCTGCGCTGGCAGCCGCACCAACATCCAGGGGGGTGACGTCCCTTCTCTTTGTTGTAGCGATAGTACCTACGGGGATGATAGGTGCTCTGATACATCAAGAATATCAGGAAGAAAATTGCAAGTCCAAGTCCGACGACTCCAATGAGACTCATTGTTTATCAAAGCGATTTAAAACGCAATTGCAATTGCCATATCGGTGTGACGATGTGGTTGAATGATGTAAGAGAAACCCTGTCCACAGAACTGCCTGGCTGGTGACAAGATACTTGAAAGTCAGGTTGTATACATTCATTTGATGTATAACAAATGATTTAAATGCGACGCTCTCAGTCATATGTGGGATGAGCGGAGCCCACAAGTAGTAACACCTGTAGTTCAGTGGTAGAATGCGACCCTTCCACGTGCAAAGCACTGGCGCGAGGTTGTGACCCGGGTTCGGTTCCCGGCGGGTGTAAAACGGGTTCTTTGTTTTGAATGCTGGGACCAGCACTCAAAACAATGTTCAGTACTATCTGGAATTTCTTGAAGTCCATTCTTGGACTCAAACAGAAGAAGTCGTGCGTAAGCTCAGACGAGTTCAGTTACTCTCTGAAACAGACTCGGGCAGCGTCGCTATTCACACAGAGCAAGAAGGTGAAAATGATGGTCCCCGATTACTACCGATGACGACGCCGAGTAGATCCGCGGCGCTTTTTCACGCGCTTCGTACGCCGACCCGACTTGCGAGCGTATGTTGGCCCTCCAATCGGGAGAAAGCGATTGGAGGCATTGTAGGGCGACGCGGGTGCGAGCTTCGGAACACCTGGTGCTGCAAGGTGCTGCCGAACGCACAGCGTAGGTTTCTGACCTGGGTTCCTTTCTGCGAATCCAGGTGGGCAAGCCATTGTTGATAGAGGAGAGAAAACTGATATATCTCACATCATCAATCTACTATATCGGCAGGACCCTATTTAACACAACTCCCTCAACGCCAGCACCATATAGAACAGACACAACAGTATGACAGCGTAAAGGTACGCGAAGATATATGGTAGAGGATCTATTTTTATACTTAGGGGTTACTTTCGCACGCGACGTTTCTGCGTGGGCGCGCGCCGCTTGGCACGCTTCGTACGACGACCCCCAGGTCCTTTCCCTTCAAACCTCGCTTTTGCCGCCTCGTATTCTGGTGCTCCGGGAATAGGAACAGCTTTTAGTTCCGACATGACCTTCCCCTTCAGACCACGCACCTTAGCTTTTCCCCGCTCTTCAACCGCACGGAGAATACTGTCTGTAACGTCGCGCTTCTCCATCGCACCACGGGCCATCAATTCAGAATTTTCAGATTCAAAGTGATGCGCTGGATCTTTTGCAAGGGCAGCGAGCTGTTTTTCAAACTTTACAAAATTTGGTGTGCCAGGATCTGCTAGAAAAAAGGCAATAGCCAGAACTTCATCGGATTCAGGATTGATCTTCACCAGTTCCACAGAAAGTTCCATTGCATTCTTTGGTTTATCCTTGTCTCGATCTGCTGGCTTCCGAATCTCAGCCATCTTATCCGCTCCCCTGCTCCGTAATAGAACCACCAGATACAAATCTATGCTAACCACGGCTACAGCCAGAGGGGTAAAACCGCCTTGAAAACGATAGTTCACCAGGGCTGGGTTACTGGCAAGAATCCTTCGAACCATATCAATATCGCCATCATATATCGCTTGTATGAGAGCCCTTCCCATTGCATCGTGATCCATTCTACTAGTTATACTTACTTGCGACTTTTCCGAGTATAGCAGTTCTTGTACGGACGGCACGATGCCTTCTCCGTGAATCCCATGCGCTTACAGGGCTTGCTCATACAATGTTTGCGGGTGAATCGGCGGGGGAACTTGAACGACTTTTTTTGGGTGGGTGCCATTGTCTATGGCTGATAAAAACGGAATAGACCCTGGCAAGTCTTTTTCGGTCTCATACAAGATGCCACGCTATACCGCTTGTTACGATGCATACCTGTATTTCGTCGTCCCCAAGTCCGTTAGCGAGTACCTGCTGGAGGAGTACGATGCGAAGAATGATGGTAAGTCCATTGGATCATGGTGGATTCGTTATGGCACATTCTACTACATCGACAAGGAGGGCAACAGGCAGGAAATTGAGAGCCAGCCTGAATCCGATGTGGATTACAAGCGTCCGTCTGGCGATGTTATGATTGACGATTGTGACGATGGAGAGGACGAGTAAAAAACGAATCCATACATCCCTAGTCTTTTTCATATCATCAAGAATGAAGCTCCGAAACCAAAAAACCTACAAGAACGACGAACCTGAAGTCGAATGGTATAGCGACATCAATCCGATAACTGGAGCGTGTGAGTGCCTGGATTGCACAAGGATCGCTGGATGTGTGTTTCACGAGACACGCGAACAAGAGGAGCGGAAGAAGAAGGCGGAGACGAAGGCGCGAGCACAGGTGATGTACGAGGCCGAAGTGTATGCTCTGGAGAAGGCGGGGGGAGATAGTCCGGAGGGAATTCCGTTCCTGGACTTCTACCTCCTCCACTACCGCGCATACTACCAGCGAACCTACGACAATAGGTACAGAGAAGTGTATGAGAAAATCGGCAGGATATACTGGAATCGCGTCATGCGGAAGAAGCCGGAGGATCGCGGGTTCATCTGCGAACTATGTGAGAACGGCAAGATTTGGTGAAAACGGATCAGCCGTTCCGCAGTCGTTTTGGTTGGTATACATCAGCATAGCAACCAAAATGAGCACCAATACTGCATCGCGTATCTATATCGATGATCTAATGACGAATCTCATGGACCTTGAAGGGTTTGTTCGCATGGAGTATGAGAAGGACTTTCCCGAGTTCCTTCCTCCTCCTGCAACGCATCGCCCTCCCCCCCTCACTGATGAACAGATTAATGAGAAGGGCGAGGCGTACTGGACCTACCCTCTACGACTCAAGCATTACGAGGAGAGGTGCTACATAGCCTTCGAGGCCTGGAATCGCAGGTGTGTGGAGAGTATGAACAACACTGCTCTCAACCATCTCAGCTGGGTATGCGAGAAGATCGCGACGGGGCAGCTGAAACTTATGGACGAAGAGTCGGGGGCATGCTTCGAAGCACACGGGTTCTTCTTCGACCAGAATAAGAACCTGGTACTCACCAACCCCCGTTAAAACGGATCTCTTATCGGGTAATGTTTTTCAGTCTCAACATCATGAACTTCATACGTATCTTCATGAAGCGACTTATGGGACGCGACCAACCTGTCCCTATTGGACGGTGGAAGCGTGAGGCCTGTAGGAAGACGATGAACTACAAGGTAGATATGTCCAACGAAGACCATTGCGGTCCGTGCGGTCAGTACGCTCTCAAGAAAACAAATGAAAAAAATGATACACTCCCTAACACCCCCAAACCCCGCTAACATAACATGATCACTCCTCATACACCCACCCGTTCTCGCAGTGGCAACAGAGGAGGGATGTGCGGCGCATGACGTATCCCTTTCCGCTGCAGTAAGAACACTTTTTCTGCTTCTCAGGATCGAAACCATGATAGACGCAATGGTAACACGGCTCCTCCTCCATCGGATACACCCAACCACTCCCATCGCAGTTCCGGCACTTCTTCTTCTTTTGTTGTTCAGGCATCTGGTTTAATGATAGGAACGGGATATGTGAAAATATGTTATCCAATTACCTCGTCGATTTTCTCACAGATATCCATATCGGATAGAACAAGTTTTGCACCGATGGATTCTAGAAGACGATAGTTTGCAAGTGAAATATTAGATGTCTCCTTTACAGGTTTCCAAATCAGAAATGGATAAAGTGTGGTTGTTCCTGGAATTTTGGTTCTAAGCTCTTCGACGGTATCTACAAACTTCTTTACTTCTTTTGTACCAAGCGTAGTTGTATTTTTAACCTGAATCGCTATTATCATATTATCGTTATCACCTAGAGCATCGATTCCTCGTCCCTCCAGCTTATAATCACTAGAAACATGTGAATCGTTGAGAGTCCACTTAAAGTCGTCAAAGTTTTCACTAACGAGATCGCATACTTCCTTATCATATAGAATGCCCTCGTTTGATCTGATATTTGATGCTTTCCGGTGACGTGCAGCGGAATCAATTGCATCAATCAACTCAATCTTATCATAAAAAACTCGTCTGAACACTGGAAGAATCTTCTTAATGGCTTCATGAATTCCCTGATTCTGAATAATCCGAGTATCACACTTAAATGGTTCAATACTGAGCCCTGCATCGTCCTTATCTTTAACGCTCTCAGCCATAATCTCGAGGATCACCCGAAAATGCCCTGCAATTGAAAGAAGAGATGTACGTATGCTGGTGCCAACACCTTCGTCGCAAATTGGACGATCCGATAATATATCGCCTCCCATTTTTACAAACACTTTACGAGCAAAATCGGAATTACTGAGACCAATAGCACTAGACTTTTTTCGCGCTTCTTCTGCTTGTAGGTATTCTTCGTTCATATACGGAACTGTAATTGAAATATCAGAATCGTCATTCTCCCAACAAACCGGAGTTTTATCCTCTACGAGCTGTAACGTTGCGTTTGCTTTCTTCTGTGAAACAGATTGTAGTCTGCCATACCATTCATTTCCATTAATATATGTTTTAAAACGTGTATCCTTCCATTTGTTTTCATATGTTCCTAGTTTGCAGAATACACGAATACTTCCGTGCCAGTATTGCGGTAGAAGTCCTAGACTCACATTCCGTTGAACTTCCTGCTTGACAGGAGTTCCGGCATTGATAGACAGGTATGTAGTCACATCGCTACCCTCAAAGATACATGCCAATCGCTTAGCACTATCACTAATTTCTGATATATTGATATGGCTTTTCTTGTACACGTAAAATGACCTAAGTCCGGAAGAATAAATAAAGTTTACTAGTGCAGAGTCCTTTAGACATTGTAGATGAAAAAAGGGAATATAACTCTCATGACCAGCGGTATCTTCGAATATAACTGCAAACCTGTTAATGTCAAAATGTTTGTCGCTGTTCAACCTCGTACTAAGATCGTCGATCGAGATGGGACGGGTGGTTTTCCAATTTTTAAGATCGGGACTAAATGTTTGGTGATCCGACGCCTGGAACAGTATAGAGGAGTAGCCCCGGATCTTAAAATCAGGAAGCTTTGCCCCATAACCTTTTTCCGATATACGCGAAGAGCCTGTTTCACGAGGATTTGCTTTAAATGGCGTCTTTTCGAGCTCGATATCCTCTTCGGTTCTTTTCTGATTCGTACCGATAACCAACCAGGGGATTCCTTCTACTATAAACGATGCTAACAGAAATTCAAACCCACCTGGACAGGATTTATTATGTTTTCGGTTATCATAAATCTCTTTGAAGATACCAGTTAGATCGTACTTTGGAGCGTTGCGATCGTAATTTAACAGAACACCCCTATCATCTGTCGATTGCATTTGATAACCATATACTTACTCGCTCTAAATAGGTATAACCTCGGAGTTACTGGAGGGATTTAAACAGACGGATACTCTAGCATACATAAAATGCCCAACGATTGCTGGAACCACCTGACGATTACCGCCAATGTCCCCGACCTCTACAATATCATGAACGGATTCCGGCACGTCCCAGAGGGGGCAATCAAGATTTTTGAACAGGGGAAAGAAGGTGTCTACATGAAGTTGTGGAGCCGCTGGAACCCCGATTTTGAGATGCTTGAAGGGCTGCTCTCCAAGTATCCCTCCTGCTGGATCAAGAATGAGTGGTCGGAGGAGGGAGGAAAGGCGGGTGTTTGGATTGGAACTATGCGGAGTGGCGAGAAGCAGGTGTCCCGCCTGGAGTGGGACGATATGTGTCTTGAGGAGCGCATGCACCGCTTCCGGACGGAGTAGGTGATCATTTCAATCCTACCTCATATTTTCTCTGTGTATAGGTAGAATGATCTACACGAGCGGGGTAGTTTCTTTGGTTGTTCAGCTCGTAGTTGGAATTATTGACTACTTGGCAATCAATATACACATAAGTCAAAAGGATGAAATTTTAAAGGATTTGCTAAAACTCGAAGTGTTTGTTCAGGGAATTGAATTGATATTTTACGTGTGGTTAATCTACTATTTCAGCAAGGTATCCCGAAACATCACGCCCGTTCGGTACTTAGACTGGGCAGTTACAACGCCCCTGATGTTGATTACCCTGTCTGCCTTTTTGAACCATGATGGACAGACACCAAGCCGATTAAGCGACTTTATATCAAACCATACTGGATCAATCGTAAAAATAGTTCTCTTGAATGGAGCTATGCTACTCTTCGGTCTGATTGGCGAGCTAGGTTACTTGAATCACTATATATCTACCGCGTTAGGATTCATCCCGTTCGCGTTGAATTTCAAGTATATCAAGGAAACGTTCTTGCCAACAGACGAAGATACCTTCAAGAACGCTGTATTTTATTGGTTTTTGTTTTTCTGGTCTCTGTATGGTGTATTTGCAGTGATGAGTTATACAGTTAAAAACACCGGATACAACATATTGGACATATTCGCTAAAAATTTCTTTGGACTCTTTTTGGCGTACATAGTATGGACAAAATCAAACACAGATTCGCTGGTTTGAAAAAATGAATTGCGAACCTCGTGTGTCTCTTCAACGAACATACACACGATGAAGCCTATCCGTCGCAAGAATGCATGGACGTGGTCTAAGCCCTGCTCCTGCTGCGCCCAATTTGACGCAGATCAGAAGAACAAAAAGATCCGGAGCCAAGCTCCTCCCGAGGATGTGGTTCCAGATAGATACCCTACTCTACATTCACTTATTGCCCGTACGATGAATTGGTACTACGGATATGGGTCCGCCTACGGACGCGGCGTACAGAATTAATACTCATCACTTTCCTCGTCATCCGTGTCTTCATCCACCCACCCCTGAAACTCGGGGTGGGCTTCAATCATCCTGCGGAGATGGGCGTCAGTGGTGAGACGGTCGCGCTCGGATATCCAGCCGGCACACTTGAACTCCCAGCAGCGCACGCCTTGATCGTCATAACGGAAACGGAGGATTTTGTCAGTTAGTGCAGGAGTTGTCATCTTGGTTGGTCTGTATTGAGTTATTGATAGAAACGGATCCGTTTTTTATTGGGAGGATCTAAGGCATACATACACAAACATGGGAGGCTGCACTGCACTTGGAATCTTGAACAGCGAAATGAAGACGGTCAGGTACTGGACGATGTCACCAATGAGCCTTGACGAAATCATCAACTATCTGGACCATCCTCTGAAGACGATTGAAGACGTAGCCGAACCGCTTATGGAAGGTGTGTGTAGTGTGGATGTCTTCAAGAGCCCAGAGTTCCAGGAGGAGCACGATGTTATCTGGAGCGTCATCTTCCAGGCGGATTCGATTGTCTGCTGCAGTGGTAAGAAGATCGCGATCTTGCGTAAGCGACGGGACTAGTGCGATGACAGGCACGCAAAACATACGCGGTACATCATCTCGTCAATTTTCACCATCTTCCAGCATCGCTCGCACACGTCTTCGTCCATTTGTTTGTTTGTTTTTGCATGAGATATCAAAAACGGATTTCTACGACTCCAGAAAGGCAAAATGTGCCAAACCATGTTCGAACCTATCTCACGCACCGAGCTCCACGATATAAAAAAGTATCAACTTCTGGGAACCGCACATTTCCAGGCACAAATCATCGTCGCCAACATTATTGTAGCTGCTTCCCTGGGACACTCCCACTATATTGATGAAGCCAGACCCATCGAAGAAGACAAACTCACTGAGGATGTTATTCTAGATCTTATGAATAGTCTCACTGATACCACCATCTACATGCTACTGAACTACCGAACGAATAATCGCCATATTGTTGTAGATTGGTCATAAAACGGAACATTTTTCAGTGTAGAGAACACAACAGACCAATATGCCGGTCACTCTCTACACTCTACAGCTGACTGAGGGACATTATTACGTCGGGCGCACGGAGAGGGATGTGCATGACGTGTGGTTAGACCACCTCAGTGGCACTGCTTCCAAATGGACAAAGATGTACAAGCCGATTAATCTGCAGTCCGTTAAGAAGAACGCATCTCCTCAAGATGAATTGGACCGCCTGAACAATTATTTCACGATGTACGGATACCGCAATGTCCATACCGACGAACTCGCATGCTACCGGTGCGGATTCTACGGGCACTACGAAAGGACATGCAAGTCTATTTGGCACGCCAATGGGTTCAATATCGAGGAGCGGGAGGGCGCGATTGCGAGGTAGATGTAGTGTCTGTCCAACCGTCGAGACTGAGCAGATCGGGGATCTTTCCGATTCGGTGCATTTCCTCCCATTTTTTGATATATTCATCCACCTGCCGTTCGTAATCCAGTTGAATCTCCGTCTTTCTCCGTGGTGGAGGAGGATCATGTTCCGGGGGTCGCTTCCGGGGACTCCAGCACCACGAGGTATTGCTTAATCGCGACCCCATATTATAAGTAGGCAAGACGACAGTCGTACATGTTGATCATCCACAAAATGAATGCTGCTGCTGTGTGTATCGTCTATTGCATACATTGCGTTTCTACATGATCCAAGAAGAGGTGGTGTGCGATAAGTGCGGATCCGTGTCTGGGACAGCTGCCGAGAACTGGGAGTACTGCGAAGGACTGAAACTTCAGTTCTGCGGAGAATGCCGGGAAAAGAGGGAGGAGCCGCCATGTGGCAAGTCCGAGTGTCAAGCAGATGTGTGTTATGATGCCAATGAGGAACGCACAGTTTGAACTGCGCTCCTGCCAAGTGTCTTTCCCGTTTCAACGTAGCTGATCAAGTAGGTATTCACAATCGTGACCGTAAAGAGGAACATGCCCGCAGAAAACACAACACGCCGATCAAAGTCAGAGAACGCGATCCGGGCCCAAGGATTGAAGCGCCAGAGGAGGAAGAGAGCCATAAACACCTTCACCCAGTAATCGATGGATGCCAGGTACTCTGGTTCATTCTCCAGGACACCGAAGGCGACTGATATATAGACTACGTGTAGAAAGAGTACGGACATATCAAAGACGTAGTGGTGGATCGGAGTACTCATGTTATTTCTAGACGAATAAACATTTACGGGAAGGCTCTCCTATTCATATGCTGGTCTCTTCGTATAGATGGTTAGTACGTGAGGTTCTGATTCTCACAACCCCGGTTCGAGTCCGGGAGAGACCTTGCACCCCCTCGGGATAACTCAGTTGGTAGAGTGACGGATTGTAGTGGATTACAGACTGCTCAATGAAACTCCGTGTGTCGCTGGTTCGATTCCGGCTCCTGAGAGTTTAGACCTGTGGGTCGTTTTTTATATACATAGTAGATAATGGATACCTTTACAACGCTATTTTGGTCTAGTTTCTTACTTTTTGCAGGGTTATCCCTATATTTATTGTATGTTACAAGACTAACTCCGGTATTTTATGCCCAGATGGCTGCCGGATTTGCTATGTTTATAACGAGTAAGATTGGGCGTACATTTTTAGGACTGGAGTGACCTTTAAAATGCGCGCAAGTCTAAGGTTCTTTAGCTCACCCGGTAGAGCATCTGGCTGTTATTTTTCCATAATTAGCCCACCGGAAGGTAGTTGGTTCGATCCCAACAAGAACCGCGTTTATGCTGGCACCTCAAACGGGGATCATGCATGAATCAGTTTGGCAGGAGAGAGTCCATACGCCGACTCTAGACCCAAGTGAGAGATCGCGTGGATCCCAACCGCGACCGAAAGAATGCTGACAAGCAATACGAGCCGGTACGGATTGCTCTTGCGCAGGCTTCGGAAGTTCCACACAACAAGAAATCCGGTCAGCATCAGGAGAAATCCATTGATCATGTGTGCAAGGACAGATGGGTTCGCCAGTACGTTCATTATATACTCAAAAGATTTAAGCATACTGCGGCCACATTATATGTGGCGACACGCTCTCATATTTCAGTTGGTAGAATCCCTCTCTTATACGCTCGTCCGTATGCTTTGTGAGGAGGAAGTCGGCGGATCGAGACCGCCTGAGAGCACCAGAGCCTCTTTAGCACAGTTGGTTAGTGCATCCGCTTTGTAAGCGGGAGGTCACCTGTTCGAATCAGGTAGGAGGCACTTCGTTTTTGATATCCATCTGGATTACAAAAACGGATTCATTTGATCTCTAGAAAGTGAAGAATGCCCACAACAACATGAACGGAAATGACAAGCGCATCGCAAGTTGCAAGGCAGTCGGCGGACAGAAGAAACGATCAGGACACACTCTGGAGCATCTGCATGACTCTCTGTTCGGAGAGACGCAGACCACAACATCAACCAAGGCAGAGGCAGACTGCAAGATTACGAACGCCGACCATCTAGAGCAGATACGTGCTACATTTCCCGATCTCAAGATCGATGGTCATGTGTCAGTAAAGAGCGGGAACAACCTCCAGTTCACACTCGGCAACATACCCGAGATAACCGATGTCGATGACAAGCTGGCGGCAATGAAGAGTCCAGCACTCTGGCAGAAGTACCTAGCCAAGAGCGAGTCGGGCAAGCCGTGCGACCTCCTCACCTACTTCGACAGGAACAACAATACATGGACCTACTTTGCGATGGCTGATGTCATAGACTTCATCGCGACAAAATCGACCTGGCGCATGCTGTCGAGCGGACGCATCAAGGGTGACTTCCAAGACTCGTCAAAAAAAGGGTACAGCCAGTACTTCACGTACGAGTACCGCCAGACACACCGCTCCTACTTCCTTGGAGCCAACGGCAACAAGGGCAAGCCGCTCATCCGTCTCCTCACGACCAACCTCCGCCACTTCACGAAGCAGTCTAGTCTCTAGGCGGACAGATCACGAACAGCTCATGACTCTCCTTCACATTATCACCAGTCTCGTCTCGATTTTTTCCAATGCGAGTCTCACCTTGTCCGTAGGTGTATTGCCACTTCGGATACTCCTGCTTGAACTCGGAATACCATTCACGAATTGTTGGGCAGTCGTTGTACGTCAGGAAGAAGCCACCCTGGTGGGCTTTGAGCAGCTCACATAGCTTCTTGTGATCGAACGCATCGTGATGGATCGCAAAGTTGCTGTTGGGATAGATGCCTTTAAACATTTTTGAATCGGTACCGAGATAGTAGGGAGGATCCAAGAATAGGAAATCGTCGGGATGGTTCGCAATTGACTCTTCAAACGATGCCAGATTGACAGACACGTTGCCAGGCGCAAACTTTCGAATACGTTCAACAATCTTGCTGTACTTGTCCTGCTTCAAATACACCGAACTCTGCCATCCTAGGAACATGGGTCCGTAAGAGAGCTGCATGTTGTAGTAATAGTACGCAGCTTGGAGAAGCGGGCTCTCGCTCAGCATTGTTTTTTCCATATCAGTGAGCTCAAGGCGGTTGCGAGTCGTGTATTCGAGTTCAGCTGGCTTGATTGTTTCCCAGTAATGAAGGAGAATATGCCGGTACCTTGTGAAATGCTCTTTATCAGGAACGAGTCTTGCGAGTTCGTTGGCAAGGTCTGCCGGATGTTCTAGAGCCTGTTGCCAGAAATTCACAAGGACTCCGAAGCAGTCGTACCCGACAACTTCAAATCCAAGAGAGGCTGCCGCCAATTCAAATGAGCCTCCTCCAAAGAATGGAGACACGATCTTTTTCTCCTTCAGAGCTGGAAGATGATCAAGGATTAGTCCTACTGCATTTGTTTTGCCGCCAGCGTAACGAAGTGGTGACAGAGACACTCGTTTGAATATCGTTTTTCCCTTGCCCTTGATTGTTTCTAAAAACGTATGTAAATAAGCCTTCTCTTTCTCAAACTCCATCCTTATACCTTTGAAATACTTCGAATCTCGATATTATCCGTTTTTGGATAACGAAAAAGTATGTAGAAAGTACAATGAGGCCGCGAGGACTGCACCTGAAAACCATCAAGCGCTCCCATAATCCCGAGAAAAAATGGGATGCCGTCTTTGTCAAAGCCGACGGTCGCGAAATCGTTCAGCCGTTTGGTCAAAGGGGGTACTCCGATTTCACCAAACACCACGATACAACTCGTAAGCAGCGGTATATTGCCCGTCATGCACGGATGCACGAGGACTGGACTGATCCAACTCGTGCAGGGACACTATCGCGATTCGTATTGTGGAACAAACCGACCCTCCGGGCCTCCATCCGGAGCTACCGAAAGCGGTTCCATGTTTGACCGAAAAAACTCGTCCCATGACATCGTGTAACCCGTCTTCCTGTATGCCTCCATCGTGGAGTTGAACAAGCGGACGTAGGCAAAGAAGATCGTGCCCATAACCATGGCAGGGAGTACGAGACTAGAGTTCATTAATAGAAATAGCGGTTGATTTTACGCTGAAATAACCACGCCGAGTCTCCGAACAGAGCCTTTTCCTGTTTGTATTTCAGGAGACATGCCATGGCTCCTTGAAATAGAGTTCCTCGCTTGCGAACCCCCTTCTTGAATGCCTGAGTTGTGTCTGTTCGCATCTTCTGGACATCCGCCCATAACTTATCAATGCCCATCTCTTCCCTCAGCTGCTTCTTGTATTCCTTCATCTTCCTATCAAATTCTGCACGCTTTCCTTTGAGTTCGGCGTGGAAAGCATTGTAATCTGCAAGGTGTTCGCGCACATCGGCTGACCGCTTGACCTCCTGCAGGATATCGTGGCACCGCCCCTCGAGCTGCATGCGAGCCCTCCACGTGTCTTCGCCCCCCATCTGGTTCTGATCCTGGAGGACATTGCAAAGTGGGCAGCGCGCCATATACTGCAGTGATCGGATGAGACATGGAGTATGATACGCATGCCCACATTGGAGACGCGTGGATGTCTCTCCCATGATGACATCACCTGTTGTATTTCTCTGGTAAGCGGGAACATCGAGTCGTTCGTAGCAGAGGGTGCATTCCTCAGTTGTCATTAGTTAGTTTCTGTGGAAACACCTAAGTCTTTTTCCGAGGAACTCGGCGAGTGAGGAGTTCCTTCTGTGTTCCGGTCGTTGACATATCCTCGCCCTCGGCCACGCCCTCAATTGCGCGTAGAGCTTCCGCCACCTTCTCAGGCTGATCGGAGAAGTGAAGGAGGATCTGGGTATGTACCACGTTGCGACGGAGAGCAGGTTTGGACGTCCGCACAGACCGAGAAATAGATCCAGCGCCACTGCCTTCCAGCTTGAAATCATCCACGGCGTTCTCGCGCATGAACGTTAGAACCTGCTCACCCAATTTCTGCTTCTCGGCATTGATCGCCTTGGTACGTTCGCGAATAGCACGCAGCTCATCGTCGAGTGCAATCCATGATTTTAGGGTTTCAGCAACAGGTACGTCCGTCATTGTTATATGACTAGGGTACTTACTGGTAAATGATCACGATCACGGGAGCCGTCGGCGGGTGCGACGGTTCAGCCGCCAACGCCCGCCCTTCCTGGTCTTTGTGGGTGCGAAAGATTTCTTGGGTTCCTCCTTTTCAGATGCAACGGTCACCTTTACTGGAATCGCAGGTACTTCCGGAAGCTTGGACTTGATATCTGCAACCGACGGCAGTTTCTTGATTGCTCCGGTCACAGCAGTGGGAACAGGTGGTAGTTTTTGTTTGAGTTCAGCTACGCTTGGCATCTTCTTCTTCAACTCTGCGATATTGGTGGGGATCTTAGCAGGAAGCTTGGAGCGAACCTTATTAATAGCTCCCATCGCGCTCCCGTATGCGCGCGTAATAGATTCCATGATCTTGCTTGCACGGTTGGAGAGCTTCGTGCTCACCCGATCTGCGGAAGAGACAATCTTCATCGCCGACGCACCCACAACAGGAATCATACCCGCTGTCGCCTCGAGCGCACCCGCAAAGTCTTTGCGGGAGAGGGCAATCACTGATGCCAGCCATAGAAACCACGCAGAAAACAGCCATCCAAGAAGAATGCCGATCGTTCCTGCATAGGGGATTGGAATCAGACCAACAATAGCTGGAGTACTTGATTGGAACATTGTGGCAATCACGGGGAGAGTTGCAGCAGTAATATCTAGGGACGCACCTATAAGTTCGCCGAACAGTGGTGTATGCTGCAGGGTTTCCAGAATAAACACAAATGGTAGGACGATACGCAGCACGAGCTGAAACGTCTTCCACGCCTTCTCTGCTGCCGCCACAGCACCCGGAGGCAGAGCGGGACCGCGCTGAACACCGCTGACTGTATCAATAATACTTTCGGCAGCATCATTGATTACGCTCTCGGACATTCCTCCCTTCTGCGTCCCCTTTGTTGCACGATAGACGCTGTCCGCCTGTTTCGGAGTCAGGAGAGGCTGACCATCACGAAAAAATGACTGGCGGATCTCTTCGGCTGACTTGAAGTCGCCCTTGTGCAGAGTATTGTATGCATCAATCATTGCATCAACGTTGAGTGCATCGGCAGCGCCCACATGTTTCTTTACAATGTCTCCAATCACTGTTGATGGGTGTCTTGAATGAAGCTCCCACCTGACCATTATATTTGGAAGAGACTTTTAGAACTTCCAGCGGCGATCACACTCCAGGCACGTCACGAACGTGGTCATGGGCTCATCTGCAGAACGCGTCTGCATCTGGTAGTAGTCGCACTTGGACTTCTTCTTGCAGCCAGAGCAGTAGAAGTAGATAGACGCACTGCCCGAGTTGGCGTACAGATGCTTATCCTTCTCAATCTGTGCCTCAATCCGCTTCTTCCATACCTGCGGATTTAGATCCATTGTGGAGAACTCCGCGAACTGCTCTGGCGTAATTTCCGCAGACATAATGCGCGCAGTCCAGGAGGGAGCATTCTCGTAGAACTGGATACAGCGTGCCCTATAATGATTCCAGAATCCAGGGTTGTTCCATGATACCTCGATATCTTGCTTTGAACACTCGCGAATACTGCGCTGGAGCAGAGCCTTTTCCAGCTTGTCGGCAATCTCGTCAGACAGACCTGCCTCAACATACCGCTTAAGAACGAGCTCACGCATCGGGCACGGCGTATTGACATCGTGGATCACTGCCTGCTTGACCTTAACTGTTCGCTGTTTCGTAGGTACCACTTCCTCCTCTGCTTCGGGCTCTAGATCAGGATCCGCCTCCTCTTCCGGATCGTCATCGGCGTCCGCATCCACTTCTGCTTCTGCTTCTGCTTCTGCCTCCTCCTCATCCGAGCTCTCGCCCTCGAACGTCCAGTTTGCATACACAATCTCGTAATCCGCCGGCTTGAGATTCACGTATGCCGACGCTGGCTTCTCGTTGTTGTCCGTGTTCGTC